TCAGTTAATAGCCTGCAATCTGTCGTTGATGCGGCTCAGGTCGTAAACCCGGCGTTCAATATCCAGCATCAGGAAATTGTGGATCTCGGCCTGCTCAGGATTATCAGACTCTCTGGCCTGTAATAGCAATTCATTGTAACCATGCAAGCCGCCTGAGTTTTCCGCCGGGGTGGTGCCTTTCCCACGCAGGCAGCTAATGGGCTGATTACTCGTATCGTGTGTTTGCTTCTCCAGCACAATGACGCAATCCCACCAGTCGCCAAAGTCATACGTGTAAACCAGCTTGTCACCATCATTCTGGAGCGCTGCCCATAGTGGTGTGATTGCCGCATTACCCATGCTTTCATCCTCACCCCATACGCGATACTCGCTACCGGGATCACCTTTACGCCCTTTCTCGAACATATACAGATGTTCGTCATTCCAGCCAAAAGCCAACTGGATCACCGCGTGAAGTTCACTAAAGGGGATTTGCTCTGGAACCAGCACACGCCGCCATATAGGTGGTTTGCTGTCTCGGATGGTTATCTTTAGCTGGTACATGCAAATCCTGAATAAATGCGAATCGGAAGGATAACGATACTGACGCACTCACAATTCTGTAAAGGTGAATAAAGGAAATTTGCTTAATACGCATAAGTTACATGCGGAATAATCCCGTATCTACCTGCGCGGCGCTGGCTTCCTCCACTGGTAGGCGGGTGATCGCATCATCTCCCCGAACCGTTTGCGCCGGGCTGTATCAGCTTCAATAATGCGCTCCATTTCCCGAACCTCTGCCGGGGTAAGCTGGCGGCCTTCATGCTCCAGTTTAGCGGCTGTCAGTGCTGCTATCTCCTGTGGTGTCACTATGGCAGCTCCTGCTATGGTGGGTAACTGGCTGATTTTACATAATTATGTCAGAAAACCAGAATATCGCTACAACTCCAGCCCTATAGCTCGCGCCGCTTTCCCCGCCTTACGCTCAATCACGCCCGTGATTCTATCTACTACCGGACTGAATGCCTGCCAGTAAGCCACCTCCATTGCTGACAACTCTGCCCGCTTCCTGTCAAACGTAGCCCAGCGCATCCCCTTTGGTTTTGGGAACATGCGAATATCATTAAACAGGTTGTTGGTAAGGTCATTGTTGCCCCATATCGCGTATCGCTGTTGGCGTATCTTCATGCGCATCCTGTCCAGTTTGTCGGCGCTCTGGCTTTTATAGTGAAGTTTCCAGCACGCCCGGCAGCCAATGTCTTTCTTGCCGATATACAGCTTCGCTACCCGTTTCACGCAATGGGGGCAAACGTACCATTCCCGCACGCCATACCCGGCCTGTGTGGTTGTGGTGCGAATCGCCCGCGTCACGCCGTTGATTGTCATGGCGTAGCTGTCGGCTTGCCGGAAGGTATACAACGTTCCGCTTTCGGTCTGGGTATAAAGCTGCGTACCCTGTTCAGCGTCCGCCAGCCTGCTACGCATGTTCGCAAGGAATGGCAAGCCTATACGGGGCAGGTCGGTGGTATAGCTGCGCGTTCTGTCTCTCACTGGCTGGCCTCCTGCGAATTACTGCGCATTAACTACGAACGGTGCGCAAAAATGAATACGAAATAATATGCGTATTTGACTGCGAATTGTGCACTATTTTGCGCACTGTATATCTATAAATCCAGTAATGGAGCGGGTTTCAGGATGGTTTGCGCATTGGTATCCGTTTCGTTTTGCGCAGATTTTTTGTGAACTGCGCAATTCGCAATTTACTGCGCAATATTCGGGTTTCGTATTTGGAGGATTTTTCACTTTGCGTACTGCTTTCGACTGTAGAAACCCAGCGATAATGCGGCTTACAGGCTGGTACGCAACTGCGAATCGGTTTCGTATCACGCAATTTTACGCACCTGTGAACACTGGCAGGAAATAAAGTTTCTCAACCACTCCCTGCGCAATTTACGACGCATTCGCAATGCCGCCGTTAGAATTCGTCAGATGGTACGCACGCTGAATGCGCAGTTTTGCTGCGTACCTGACTGCGTACTGCGAACCAATGGCGCGAACCAGAATATTTTTGACAACCTAAATCACGTTCTGGCTTCCAGCCCACGACTGGCGCGGGTTTAGCGCTACTAGGGTTTAAAATCTGTCAAGAACAGTCCAGAATTTACAGCCGTTCTGGTGCGAACCTTACTGCGAACTGTCGCTCCCGCTGGTGGTCTGTCGTTGCTTCTTACCGCCATTTAACCGGAAGGCGTTACCGTTCGGTTGCGCTATCCCCATGCGGTGTTGTGTCTCAGTGACTGCTTTATGCAGATCGCCGTAATCATCGGTTTTCACTGGCGGGCGCTTCACGTTCGTCAGACACATATCACGGCGCTGCTTTACCCATTCCCGATCATCGTCCTTAGCACAAAGCATCATGACTTCCTGCCAGCGTGTAGCTGCCCTGCGATACAGCCCCTTTGCCTCCAAAGCCCCGGCTTTGCTGTCGTTTACCATGCTTATATCCCTCAGAATGGATCTTCATCATCAAACGGCGGGCGCTGGTCAAAATCATCAGGGGTGTTATATAACTCCCATCCCGGCGCGGATTGTGTTGCGTGGCCTCTGCTGGCTCCGCTTGCTTTGACTGATTCGGCCCGCTTCCCGCCGGGGCGTACCGTTCTGGCGCTGATCACGCTGTCGGCTACTACCTGATAGCCTTGCTGTGTACCGCCATCCTTGCCCGCCCACTGATTGACCTGCATCGCTCCGGCAACACTGACTAAATCGCCTTTAACGTGTCCTGCCAGTGCGTCGGCCTGTTTGCCGAATGCCACCACGCCCAGCCAGAAAGTAACCTCTCCGCCCTCTGCTGCATGGCAGGGCAGTGCCACCGCCAACCGTCCCATCGCCATGCTTGTACCGTTTGCTGTGGTGCGGGTCTGCGGGTCTGCGACTAAACGCCCGTAGGCTGATATCTGTGCTGTCATTTTGCGAATACCTCGAATTATTAGTTTTGCTAATGAAGATTACCCGGCTCCGTCTTATTGTGGGACACCTTCGCCAGATTTTTTTGTATATAAACAAAAAAGTTGGTGGTTCAGGTGGTTCAGTGGTTCAGTATCCCTCTAGGTCGCGCCAGCTCTGGGTTTTGCTGAACCACCTTTTTAATTTATCTGGTGGTTCAGTCGCCCTGCTTGGTGGTTCACTTCCAGCCAGTGAAAATAATCCGTTTCTCTCTGGTGGTTCAAAATACCCGTTTGGTGGTTCAGTGGTGGTTCACTTTCTTACAAAAAAACATTATAAATCAATAATAATTACTTACTGAACCACCTGAACCACCTGAACTACCACAAAAAACCTCGCACGTGAAAAAGATTATTGCTCTGGCTGGCTTTCCTCCCCATCCGGCAGGAATTGCAAAACGTAAACGTTAATCTGCCTCCCCTGAATGCGCGGGCTTTTCCTCTGAAATTTTTTTCCGTCTGCCGAAGGGGTAAGCATCCCCGATTCTTTCAGGACGCGGGCCACCTGCTGCCTGTTAAACCCCTTAGCAATATCCTTATCGAAAGTGTCGGGGAACGTGTAAAACGTTATCGGTGAATCGTCATGATTTCCGCGCTGCCTGTATCCAGCCAGATTATGAATCGGCAGGCTGGCGGGGTCGTAAGGCAGCGGCGCGAATCGACTCAGCCCATAGGCATTTAAAAACGCCTCCGTCTGCTCGATGATCTGCTGGTGCTCTTTGTTCCCCGTGCCGAACTCTTTCAGCCATGCGTTGTAGCTTTGCTGTATCGCATCCCGACACGTTTGAGCATCCCAGCCAGTAACCACGCCACCCATCAGTAAAGCGGCCTCCAGAATGGCAAATCTTGCCCCTACACGGTGAACCTGTTCCCCATAGTCGGCAGGGATTAGACTGCGCCAGCGGGCCTCACACTCACGAACGGCATCAATCGCCTGTTGCTGGTGGTCTGAAAGCCATCTGATCCACTCCCTCCCGGCAGCGCCATGATGGTGCTGATAAGCATCTTTCAGCGCGTCGGCGTGTTCTTTCCCTGTCTGGTGTTCATGAAAGCGCACCGCCTTACTTAACGGGATATTCAGCAAGCGCACCAGTTGCCCCGCTTTTGTCTTGCGTCCTGCGGTGGCGATAAACGTTTCTAAATCCATTTCCCCGGTACTGATTGCCACGGTACGCCAGCGCTTTAGATCCCGGTTGCCGCCTTCCTTTGCTCCCTGCAATTTCCCCACGCCGTTAAAAAGAGCATAGGCAGACTGTGAAACGCTTATCGGGTCTGCGCCCTGTCCGACTTCATCCAGTGGCATCAGCCCGTCATTGTGGGCGGCGGCCTCGTTTATCAGCCCCAGCGCCGTCCCGTACCACGTCAGGCGCAAGGCATCAGGGTTGCCGTAAAGACTGCTCGCCACGTTCTGCGTGGTTGTTTTCCCGGCGCTCGATTGCTCATAAAAATGAATCCCGAATCCGTCACGATCTGCCACCCCGATTAATGGCGCTGCCAGTGCTGCGGCGATGCCTGTCATCATCGCGTAATTACCGTATGCCAGCCGCGCAACACTGTTACGCCAGCTTTCCGGCGTTCCTGCTACGGTATACCCGGCAGCGGCTGAACTGCGCCCGCTGAACAAAACAGGGCGCCCAGGTGTGCCGATAATTTCCCCGTCCGGCATGATGTATGCCCCGCACTGCCAGCCTGTAGCATGAGCAACGCGCCACAATTCACGCGAGCCGCTTCGCTGTAACCAGTCGGCAAGAATCGCCCGTAAGCTGTTTTTCGTTGTGACGTTGACGCCACCAGCTTTCAGGGTGCGCCAGCCTTCACGCTCGCCAATATCAGCCAGCGGGATAGCCGCTGTTGTCGGTATGCCTGCACCGAATGCCAGCCATGAGATAATAAGATACTGATCTTTGTCGTCGCGTCCCGTGCCGATAACCTCCAACGGTGAACATAACCAGCTTTCAGCGTTGATGATCTCCCCGCTTTCCTTGTCCACCTTCGGCGTTACCCAGAAAACGCCATCTTTGCGGCTCTCAATGTGGGGTTTTAGTGGGTCTTTCTCTGGATGGTCAGTTTTACCGCCCTCAATGGCCTGCAATCGTGGTTTCACGGCTTCCCCTTGAATCTGGTACATCGAATCGTTAAACGCAGCCGTAGCGACTTCCAGCCCGTTTTTCTGGTGGTGGTCGTTCCAGTCGGCTTTGTAGTCTGTCGGTGGCATTGATACCCAGCCAGCCACGGATAAGGCGGCTTTCTCTGCGGCCTCCCTGCCTGTATTGGCTTCTCCGTTTTGGTGGTGGTCGTTGTCTGCGGCGATAATAATTTGCGCCTTCGGGTGTTTACGGCGCATCACTTCGGCAACGGGTAGCAGGTTGCCCGCGTCAATTGCTGCCACTGCCAGCGCGTCCGGGCGCATCAGGTGAACTGAAAGGGCCGTCGCCAGCCCTTCGGCAATTAAAACGCTCTGCGGCGATTCTGGCGCGTTTACGGCGTGATATGCCCCGCGCTTTGCTGAACCTGTCAGGAGTCGCTTTTCTCCATGCGGTGTAATGGTCTGCGCTGCTGCCACTGCGCCGGACTCGTCCACCAGCTCCAGCAATAACGAACCATCGGGCATAAGCGGGTATTTAAACCCGGTCAGCCCTTTTGATTGCAGGTACTCAGATTCTCCCTGTATGGATCTCAGGCGCATTCCGGTATACAGACGGGCAAACGTAGCCCTTCGCTGCTCTGCGTCCTCTGCTGCCTGTTTCTGGCGCTCCTGCTCACGCTGCTGGCGGTCTGCGGCTAACTGCGTCTGTCTCTGGCTGGCAGCGTCTGGTGCTGATTCTGCGGCCCGGTAATCAATACCCAGCACATCGGCGGCAAGGTGCGCCGCCTCTGTGGTGTCGCAGTTGTTCACCCGTTTGATTAAGTCCAGCCCGTCGCCAGCGCCGCATTGGTTGCAGATAAAGCTACCGCGCCCGTTGTCGTCGAATCTGAAACGGTCTTTTCCACCACATGCAGGGCATGGGGAATGGCGGCGCGATGAATCAGGCACGTCGATAGACAGGCCAGCCAGTACATAAGGCCAGCGCCCTGCTGCGGCGCTGGTCACTTCGCGGATAAGGTCGATATTACGCATTCGTGTTACCTCCCTCAGTGCGCCGCTGGCATTTCAGGCAAGCCGTTTTCATTCAGATCGGCAATGAATCCATCGTGTAGCTCTGCCAGCGTCTGACGCCCGAACGGGGTCAACTCGCCGCGCTCCGTGTCGATCATGGCCTGATAAAAAACAATGGCGTTCGCTGTTCCCTGCTCAATGCCGTAGCGCTCAATCATTGCGCCCTCCATATTGTTAGCCATCGCCAGACGTTCCGCGAACGGGTAAACCACAATCCCCTCCGTGCCATTTGAATAAAACGTCACCAGCGACGATTTGCCGTCATCCTCCGTGATGGTTGTTGTGCCGTTTTCGCGCTTCATCTCAGAAATGAACGTCGCAGCAACCAGCCATCGCCACATGGTGACGTTATGCTGCGCGGTGAAGTCGAACCAGCCACGCGCCCCGCCATCAGCAACGGCAAAATGAATGGCGTATCCGATATCTGGCTTGTCGTCGTACTCTCCGGCGTCAAGGCCGTTCACGGCGCTCTCGTAGCTGATAAGAGCAACCTGCTCATATCCCCCGGCATCATTGCGGGTCATGATATTGACGCCGTGCGGTGTGGCTTCGGCGTGTAATAAGTCGGCATTTCCCGATTTAATGGTCGGTGCGTTGCTCATGCGCTGCCCTCCGCATCAATTCTGGCTATATCGACAATCGTCAGGACTTTACTCAACCAGCAATACACGATAGCGGCCTGTTCATCGTTTAGTTGAGTGGCTAAATCGGTCATAACGTGAGCCAGCCCATTACGGGCGCGGGTCATACGTTCTGCTGTTCGGTCTGCCAGCGTAAAATCATCCGGGTAAGCCTGCTCGCGGGATAACATCGCTTCGGCTTCAAGCTCGGACGGATGGCGGTATAAGGCGTTAATGTTCATGCTGCCACCTCCTGACGGATACGGCCTGCAAAGAAACAGACGTGATCCCGCGACAGCGTGCGGCGGGCTTCGCGCTCAGATTCAGCAGCGATATGATGGATTTTGGCGGTAATTGTCGGCATGTCGCGGCGAACGGCTGCGATTAACCAGATGAATTGCGGATTTTGGGTAGGGGTAGTAGCCAGCATAGCGGCAGCCTCCATTCGATTTGGGATTAACCCACCACCGAAGAGACCAATCTTGCTGGTGGTGGACTGCGCAGAGTTGGTCTTACCGGCTCGAATGGTCACCGGCGCTTCCGAAGAAGCCCCCACGCAGCCCACCATAATTTTGCGAGCGACACGGATAATACCCGTACCGCTGAAAAAGAGGTGTACTGAGCTAACGGCACAAAAAAAGACGCTAGGCGCGTCGTGTGTCGCCATTCGATTTACCGGGAGACCAATCCCGGCACCAGATTCTGCTGGTGCGCTATAACCATAAACCGGGTTGGCGATAGTCGGCAAGCCCTTTTTTATGGACTCCAGAAACTCACCTTCGCGCACGCGCGTACTTCTCCGAAAACTCACGCCAGTAGAATGATTTCCCCCTGGCGTAGTGATGTCAGAAAAACCTTCCTCGCGTGCGCGTACTGGTGCAAAAAGTCCCGTGCGCGTACTGGTCTCGAAACTCTCCTCGTCACCACGACGAGAAAATGAGGAGCTGGCATTAGCTGGCACTGTTATGCCAGCTTTACCCTCGTGCGTGTGCGCGATCCCGCGCAAGGTACACATCAGGCCAGCCAGGGGAAAGACTTTATTCTGGACGGCGGCATTAAGCATGATTAGCCCCCAGATGTTTAGCTAACCAGCGCTGAGAAAGGCGGATTAGCTCGGCTTTACGCTGGTCATATCCCATACCCATATCAATCAGCGTAATGTTGGTACTCTCCAGGTAGGTGAGGTGTTCCAGTTGCCCGGCGTTCATGCTGTCGCGTGGTTCGCCAGTAATGCTATTCGCCTGCGCCCACTGCTTCGCCGTCATGCCACCCAAAACAATGCGGGCGATCATATTACTCTCGTTGCTGTAGTGGCGAGCCTGCGTCTGTTTACCCTGTTCTGCGCGGGCGCTTTCCAGTGCTACGCACATCGGTTTAAACAGGCTGGCGGCACCGATACGGGCTTTGAGCTGGCGGCGATACTGAGCGGCAATCTCTGGCACGCTGCGCTGTAGGGCTTCTTCACACTGAATAAAGTAACGGCGAACGGCGCGACCTTGTTCGTTTCGCTCAACCATTGCCAGTTCTTTAGCCATTCCCAGAGAAAGGCCATAATCTTTACTGCGACGGTCGCCGCCACGCTTTGTCACCCATCCGGGGCTACCCTGTTCAAAATTTGAACTTTGATTCCTGAAATCTGAGGAATCAAAAACTACGTAATCAGCACTCAGGCTAAAGCCATATTCATCAATGCGTAGTTTGATCCAGGTTGAAAAGTCGTTACCTACTCCGAGCGCTTTATGCAGTGCCTTAGCGCTAACAATACTGGCCTCACGCCCGCCAATTTGACCGGAAATAACGGGAACAATCGCGGCAAAGTCATTATTGCTATGTTCGCCCTGGCAAGCATTGGATTGTGGGGCGGCCTCCGAATTGAATCGGCTTTTTTCGATAGTCATGTTTTCGGCTCCGTTATGCGGCGTTAAATGCGTCCGGGTAGAGGTTCAGAATGTCGGCAATATCCTGCTGAGATAACCCGTGATGTTCATTAATGGTGGCGTTATGGTTCACAAGTTGGATCACCTTGAGAACGTCGCCACGGCAGGAAAAGCGGTAGCGCAGGTGTGCGCCGATACCATCCGGGTTTTTCTCGTCGATACGCTCTAGTTGAATATCAAGCTGGCGCTCCAGTTCAGACGCATAATTACGCCCGGATGAAAGACGGCAGTAGCGCAGAATATCATTTTCTGTCCATCCCTCTACGCCAGTGCGCAGCATATAGACGCGGGCGCGGTGTTTCTTTGGGGTACGCTTAGGTACTTGTACCGGGCTGGTGGTCGGCGTAATATCAGACGTGCGAATATCTGAGTTAGCCGCCTGCTGTACGGGGCGGTTTTTCTTTTCCATTACGCCACCTCGCCACGCGACTCAGCGATGCGCTGATTAATCCACTCGTCAATTTCACTTTCAATAAAAGCGATAGAGCGGGAACCAATTTTAATTGCTGCGGGAAAGCGTTTCTCGCTCATAAGACGGTATAACCACGCCTTACTATAGCCAGTACGCTTTTGTACCTCGGCAAATCTAATTAATGACTGAGACATATTTACCTCGTAACGTCCATTGCGGTTTACGAGATTAATGATGGCATGAAAAAAGCTAAAAAAATCATACCCTCAGGCATGAGGGATTTTTCTTAGTTATAAACCCTAAGGGCTAAGGGTAATCGGCGAATCTATTTGTAATCGTACCCTCAGGGTAAGCCAGGTGCTGCCATGAGGGTACGGATAAAATTTCATTTTCACCCTGAGGGTAAGCATCATGCAGCATAATCCCTGAGGGTGTTAATTGCTTAACGTTTAATTGGGCAGGCGACCATTTCGATTGCTTTGGCCTGGACATTCGAAAAACCCTTATCCTCCAGGTCTTTCACAATCGCTGTTTGGTTGCCTCTTGTTTGCCTATCATTCTCAGGATCGTACTTTGCCCATTCTTGGTTCCGAATTTTAATCGCAAGGTATAGAGGGTCATCTTCCCGATACCTGTTAATTAAAATAGGGCGTTCATTTTCGAGCTTTCTAACCTGCTTTTTAAGTGTGTCAATTTCCATTTTCAGGATCTCAACATCAGCTTCACTAAGTGGTTTTTGCTCAACACCATTCAGTGGTGTGGGCTTAACCTCCTCAAGAGGAGTTGAAAGGTCAATTCCAAGCTTATCCGCTAACTGCTTCAACTCGGAGCGCCTAAAGCCATAAGTATCAAATGCTGGTGCTGACCAATGGTCTTTCACCGGCTGTCCCCATCCCGCCATAACATTAACCTCCAGATCTAGAATGGAATATCATCATCGAAGTCCATAGGAGGCTCAGATGGCGGAGTCACCTCAGGCATATGCCCTTCCTCATGAATAACTTTCAGGAGAGTTACCAATTCTGAATCCTGGTATCCACCATCGGTTCCTTCAATCGTGCTTGCAATACCTTGCTTCACCCACTCAGGGAGCGCTCTATCACTATTTTCAATGTAAAGAAAACTTGCGATATCGGATTCACTGACATGTGGTTGCTGTAGTCTGATACGAGTAATCAATTCTCTTAAACTGATAAACTCATTTTCTCGTGCTTTGAGCACTTCAGCGATATCTAACATAACGCCACCTCGCGCCCTCTGATTTTGGGGGCTATGTCAGCCCGCAGAGGTGTACGGGTTTTCGGGGATCAGCCTAGACATAGCCTATTCTTTGTTCGTCTACTGAAGTCTACCCGCATCAGCTATCACTGTCTATTCATCCAGTCATGAGGATTTACCAAAACGCCCATGAACCACGTTTTCATGGTGTTCCAGCGCATCCATATAGTCGGCATACCATTGAAGCATTTCCCGGCGGCCATCGAGATATTGAGCGTGGTTGTATGTGCCTCGAATAGAGTTTTTATCGACGTGGGCGAGCTGCGTTTCAATCCATGCGGTGTTATAGCCCTGTTCGTGGAGAATGGTACTCATGGTGTGGCGGAAACCGTGGCCTGTTACTCTCCCGGCATACCCGATGCGTTTAAAAACCTGGTTAATGCTGGCTTCACTCATGGTTTTACGCGGATCATTACGCCCAGGGAATATATAGGGATAGCGGCCTGTCATTTCCCGGATACGCATGATTATGGCTTGCGCCTGTAATGACAATGGCACTATGTGTGGGCGGCGCATCTTCATTCGTTCCGCCGGAATCTCCCAAACAGCAGCATCAACGTCGATTTCCTGCCATGTAGCTCCTCGGAGTTCACCTGTTCTTAAACCAGTGATGATCAGCAAACGCGCGGCCAATACCACCAGCTCACTACCTGAGTAACGTGATAGCGCCTCAAAAAATGCGGGAAGCTCAGGCGCATTCAGGAAAGGATAGTGGCTGGATTCATGCCCCTGCATAGCGCTGGTGAGATCTGGCGCTGGATTGTATTCAGCCCGGCCAGTAACAATGGCATAGCGAAAAACTTCACCGCAGCGCTGCCTAACCTTCTTAGCCTTCTCCGTTGCCCCTCTCCCCTCCATTCGGCGAAGCACATTAAGCAATTCTAGCGGTTTGATTTCCGAGATCGGTTTTTTACCAATGTACGGAAAAACATCCTTATTGAATGCTTCCATAATGTCCGAGGCGTACCCCTCAGACCATTTATAGAGCTTGCTGGAATGCCATTCGCAGGCTATTTCCTGAAATGTATTCCTGACATTTAACTCTCGGGATATCTTTTCTTCCCGCTTTGCTTCGCTAGGGTCGATGCCCCCGGCGATCCCCCTTTTTGCCTCATCACGTTTAGCCCGCGCATCTGCGAGGGTAACGTCTGGATATACCCCCAGAGCCAGCAGCTTTTCTTTGCCTGCTACACGATACTTAAGCCGCCAGTATCGTGCACCATTTGGGTTAACCAGAAGATAAAGCCCACCACCATCAGCAAGTTTATAGGGTTTATCTTTTGGTTTAGCGGTATCAACCTGGCGGGCGTTGAGCTTCATTGGGGGTATCTCCACAAGACCTAACAGCACATACCCCCGAATGTACCCCCAGAAGCATGTAGATTTTGGGGTATGTCGGTAGACGTAAAAATACTATCAGGAGCGACACAATGCAGAGTATAAGGGGTTTGAGTGAACTTTAGTAGACGTTAGAAGATGTTTGAATGGTGCCGATAATAGGAGTCGAACCTACGACCTTCGCATTACGAATGCGAAGTTATTATACTTTTACCCCTTTAAAAACCTACTCTTAAAACAATTATTTCATTATAAAACATTAACTTATAAAAAACACCTGTTGATAAAAATTGACAGGTGTTGATGTGTATTTCCCCAATTTACTTACACCAGCCGTTACATTATGGTGATGTAACCTTTCTCATCTGGAGACCAAAAATGGCACTTCCGAGACAAAAACTCACCTTCGAGCGCATTCGAAAATTTGCTTTAACTGAAGGTAAAAACCAAGCATTTCTTTGGGATGCGGATGTACCAACTCTGGCATGCCGGGCAACTCGCGGAACAAAAGCTTTTGTGTTCCAAAGCGTATATGCGGGAAAAACCCTTCGCATGACCATTGGCAACATTAACGATTGGAGGATTGATGATGCCAGGGCCGAAGCCAGGCGGCTGCAAACATTAATCGATACTGGGATAGATCCGCGTATAGCTAAAGCAGAAAAAATTGCTGAAGCGGAATCACAGCAGGCTGAATCTCGTAAAACGAAGGTAACCTTCTCAAGCGCTTGGGAAGATTATCTTCAAGAATTGAGAACCGGAATCAGCGCAAAAACTAAACGTCCTTACTCTGCACGTTATATTGCCGATCACGTGAACTTGTCCAGCCGTGGAGGCGAAAGTAAAAAAAGAGGCCGGGGCCCAACCTCGTCTGGACCATTGGCTAGCTTACTCGACCTACCGTTATCGGAACTAACACCAGAGAACATTGCCGTATGGCTAAGTACAGAGAGACAAAATCGGCCTACCGTCACTGCTCATGCCTACCGTCTGTTGCGTGCATTTATCAAATGGGCTAATTACCAGAAAAAATATCAGGGAATAATCCATGGCGATCTTGCACAAGATCATAACGTGAGAAAAATGGTTCCAGTATCAGCGAGTAAAGCGGGAGATTGCTTACAAAAAGAACAGTTAAAAAGCTGGTTCAGTGCCGTACGTAGCCTCAATAATCCCATTGCATCGGCCTATCTCCAGGTACTTTTGCTCACCGGTGCACGGCGTGAAGAAATTGCGTCACTTCGGTGGTCTGACGTAGATTTCAAATGGTCAAGCATGAGGATTAAAGACAAGATCGAAGGCGAACGTATCATCCCTCTCACTCCTTATGTTTCTGAGCTGTTAAGTGCACTAGTGCAATTCCCAAATTCTGACGTAAATAAGGAGTGTTGGGTTTTCAGAAGTAACAGCAAAAGTGGCAAAATTATTGAACCGCGTTCAGCACACAACAGAGCGTTAGCTCGAGCTGAGTTGCCACATATCAGCCTTCACGGCTTACGCCGTAGTTTTGGAACCCTGGCAGAATGGGTTGAAGTGCCAACAGGTATTGTTGCTCAAATTATGGGACACAAACCAAGTGCACTGGCGGAAAAACACTACCGCCGTCGTCCCTTAGATCTGTTGCGCAAATGGCATGAAAAAATTGAGACTTGGATCTTAGAACAAACCAAAACCAGTAAAAAAAAGAATGTTGAGTTGCGTTGATATTCAATATTATCAATAAGTTAAACGGAGTGTGGATATATTGACAGGAATACAAACTTAGATGAAAATCGACTCATAAACCTCAACCATAAAGGAGATGTATCAGAATGTTTGATTCAAAGACCAGCGCTTTAGACAATGACCAAGAGATTCTGGCGAACATGCTGGGATTAAATAATGCGGCTTTTGAAATCTATTACCATGCCCCATCAGCAGATGCAGGACCACTCGCTCAATGGTTTAAAAATCATTACAAGAAAGTTGCTCTTCATGCAATGAACCTTGCTATGAAACGGAAACACGTAAGAATTAAGTCACTTAGCATTGCATTTCAGAATGTAATTTTTCGGAGTGTGCCTCATACAGGCTCGGCTGCAAGGTCACGTCGCAGCACCACCAAATCAGTTAAAAATTCTTTGTCTTCTAGTTCTAGCGATGGAAGTGATCCCGAACCTGCTGAGGCTTTTGGTTCCATATTCCCTTCTTGTTTTTGTCATATAAATTTCCTCTTTAATTCATTTGCCAACAACTCTTTTACAGAGGTGGCAGCATGAATCAATCTAAAATGTTACACTCATTAGATCTAGATAATATTTCCTTGGTATCTACTACTGAGTTAGCTGATTTTCTAAAGCGCAAACCTCAAACGATAAGAATGTGGTTGCATGAAGATCGCCTTCCCTTCGGTCTAGTCAGACCAATCAAAATTAACAATAGAAATTATTGGTTTGAAGATGATGTTAAAAATTATCTAAAAACGTTAAAAACAGCCAACGTTAAATGTTTGTGAGATATTTATTCATCATTAAAAATGATTCTGGAAATATTTCTTAGTCCATCAACTTGGCTTTTCATTGGTAGGATGGCGGTCCACTTCTATAGATAAGTGGACTGCTTCAAAAACAGTATAATTTTTCTAAAAAAGAGGAGCTATACAATGCATGTCTAAGGAAAAAAAATCTAAGCAAAATAAAGAACTTTGTCTGGAGTTTCATACGCTGCCCACTTTTGCACAGCGATTGATAAGTTACATACATTACAAAACAGGAGCTCCCATTGAGCTTATTTTAATAGTATTACTTGGGGTAATGGCATTTTCCTGTCAGGATAAATTTGATGTTCAGCTTAAAAATGGGAGAACATTTACATCACTTTATCTCCTTTTATTAGCACGGTCAGGTAGCAGGAAGTCAACGGTATTCAAAGCACTGATGGAAACAATCCATCAAATGGAAAAGGGAATGAAGAATATCTTTCTGGAAAAGGAAAAAATTTATGAACTGAAAAAAGTATCTTGGGATACGGAATTAAAAGAACTTAAAAAGCAATTTAGCAAAGCTGTTCGCCAGAAGGTTGATGTAGCTGAAACACGCGAAGCACTGGAGGAATGTCAGAAAAGTGGACCGGTAGCACCGGTTAGAAAGTATCTTACTAAAAATGATTCAACAAGCGAGGGACTTAAAAAGACATTAGCTCTGGGATCTCCGTCCTTGATGCTCGGTTCTGATGAAGCCGGAGGGGTGTTTGACAGTAGCCTTTTTCGCGATATATCAGTTCTCAACTCTCTTTGGGGAGAAGGGAGAATTTCAGACAGCAGAGCATCTCGTGACAGCTACGATGTTGATGATGTCCGGCTGACCATATTGCTGTTACTGCAACCTGCAATATTTAACGATTTCCTAAGCAAGCAAGGAAAAAAATTAAGAAACTCAGGGTTCTTAGCCCGTTTATTATTAATTGATCTGGAGCAAGTACCTGAACCATGCGATATCCCTGATGTATGTTCATGGTCTGATGAACCAGGGCTTGATGGTTTTTTCTCTATTCTTGTTAAGCACTTGCAAGACGGCATACAGCGTAGAGAAAACAATGAAGAACGTATCTGTATTACTTTATCTGAAGAGGCGAAAGCATTATGGGAAACACAAAATAAGCGAATCAGGGAACTTATGCAATCAGGAGGTGAGTTGCATCACTATGATGATTTTGGTTCCAGAATAATGGAACAAGCTACGCGAATCGCAGCAGTAATGCAAATGTTTATTACACCCGACTCACCAATAATTACTAGGGATACTTTTCTGTCAGCAGCTAAAATAAGTGAATGGTGTATTACCCACTTAATTTTAAAAGTAGATTCTACCAGAAAACCTAGCGAGAAAGAAAAGTTGCTATTTTGGCTTGAGGAACATGTTATCAGTAATAAATCTTACGATTTTAGGAGGCACACTATTCGTAGAGATGGTCCATACTCTCTTAGAAACATAGAGCGTCTGATACCCGTTTTAAAGGAACTTGAGAAAGATGGCATAGTGCAGTTATTTAAAATGGACGGCGTTGACTATGTAAAATATATTGGTTCAGACGTGCATCCTTTTGATATGGCTAAAGCATCAAACATACCTTTAATTTCATCTGGATCTGTTGCTTTTAATAAACTACCAAAGAACGAATAACTTCAGAGTAGCTAAGTTTTTCTGGATAATATTTTTTTGTTCTAAAGCTCAATAATCCTGCGGCCTCAACTTAAATGACTAGGGAGGGCAACTCATGATTTTAAGGTGGTATATGTAATATACCTTAATTAAGGTTCTATACCTAATCAGTACTTATCAATAGTAATAATAACTCCCCTACAGGAGTTATATCCAACATCACATGGGTAGCGTGAGGGCTACCCATTAGCCAAAGATTATTATTTACATACTTAAGGATTATTATGGAATCACAATATACACTTACCAACGAAGAAATTGATGACTTGGTAGAAATAGCCTCCAAAAAGTATAGATCACCTATCGACCGCGATATTCTCATCCCACTACTTAACATGGTCTACGGCGCACTAGTGCAGAATAACCGAATACTAGGTATTCGTTCTGATCTGAGATTTGCCCAGTCCCATGTACTGGGAGAGCCTGATCTACCCCTCTGCTTCCAGCGCGATGATACGCAGGCAATCACTCGCTTCTTCGAGTCACTGAAAAGTCAGCTACGGGTAGATCATAACCGGTCCAAGAGACCGGGTGACCCGACATTTCCATCTTATGGGTGGTGTAGAGAACGTGACACAAGTGAGCATCCCCATTACCACCTGATGCTGTTATTTAATGCGGATGTGTATGGATACTTGGGCAATTACCAAGAACTCAATGCTAAAAATATGGCAACCCGAATACAGAAAGCTTGGTGCAGTGCTATAGGGCTTGCTCACGAAGAGTACGCGACATTAGCTGAATTCCCACCTAATGCTGTTTACAGGTTTAGCAGATTCGATGCTTTGGATCGTAACTCAGTCTACTGGGATTTCCTGATTCGACTGGCGTACTTGGCCAAAACCAGAACTAAGGATGTCCACTGCGGTTACCGCAACTTTGGTACAAGCCAATGTCCGCGGTTAAGCGGATTAGCCAGTTGATAGCTCTCTAGCTGAGGTATTTATCCTCATTCTGTCAATTAACATAATTGACACATTTCTCAGTGAAATTTTTATAGTTTGCCTCGGTACCCTGCTACAACCTGCTACATGTAGCAGGTTGTAGCAGTTTCTAGGAAGCGATAAATACCATTACCACATTTGCTTGTTATTCAACAAAGATGCCTACTACCATCACGGTGTTTACAATCATGAAGACAACATAGGAGATATGATTATCGGGGCATGGCACAGCACCCAAGGCTGGAACTCGAAGAGCATTAAGGTCAGGTGCATTTTCCAGATGGTTGCCACTTCGTGCTGGACACCAACAACCCTGACTTCAACAAGCATTTTAAGGGACGCTTGAACGTCGGAATTATCTGTGCACAGCCAAAACCAAAAATTTTTGAGAAGATGTGAGTTTATCTAAGCACTTAATAACTACACAGTCTTCTTAAATTATCAGCAAGCTGAGCTTTAACATCCTTCAGGCTCACCCCCCATAATGCGGCTAACTGAGTCTCGGCTATCTCACTATCCCATGGCATTAGTGGAACATTATGAAACTTACCAAATGGCCCATCGGTTTCTGTAAGAATGCGTGATTTAGGAATTTTCAAAACTAACGCTTTCCCCTTAATTGTTTCGAGCATAGCGGGTCCTACGGAGAACCAACACCCTAAATCAATTGCTCTTTCTAGCTGCTTTGGAGTCCCAGTAAACCAATGTAATATCGCTATACCATCAATATTTTCAATCTCATCAATAGTATCTGATGCACATCCCCGACTGTGAATAGTCATAATCTTACCTCCGGCACGATGCACACTATTAAGTATGTGTCGAAATACCTTCAGCTGGACGTCCCAATGTTCTTTAAACCCCTTACCTCCATCAAGCCCTATTTCGCCAACATACCTGGTCTCCGAAAGTAACGAATCAAACAGCTCTAACTCATGAGATCTTTGATGCGCAATTTGGGGATGAAGCCCAAGAGCAGTTCGGATTCGTTGGCTTCCTTTAGCCAGTAAAGAAGTCCCATGCCATGCTCTCGGTGTCGTTGTAACCGACAGTATATAAGTCCCTCGACGTCTGCACTCCTCAGCCACTTGTTCTGGCTGAGGATATAAGTCAAGATGACAGTGCATGTCGATACTCACACAATGCCCTCACTCAATAAGTAGTTTTCGACCTCATTTAGCCCTTCCATAAACACTTGCTTAAAATTACTGAAAGCGGCCACAGGCAAGGGACCGCTCTTGGCGACCCATGCTCCTATTTTCAAAGTGGATTTCTGGGCGATTGCAATCCTTAGAGCGATAAGGTCATCCCTACGATCAATTTCATTCATTACTTTAGCCAGGGACTGGAAAGTGTAACCAGCGTCTCTATTAATTCCCCCTGCATGAAGCGATGCCCGTCGAATGATGCACGGTACACATACCCCGCACTGCTGATTAGTGCGTTTCCAATGACTGCAAGATACTGTACTTTCTACAATTTCAGTCAATAGTGGCTTGTTCAAACATTGATAAGCCATTTGCCCTTTTGTTTTGAACTGATATGGGTTGATTATTTGGCAAGGAATTCCGACCGCATCAAACAGCTGTTGGATGCTGGCAATAAAATATGGATGTGTTGTTCGTGTGCTCAACGTACCGATCCGGCGTGGGGTTAGTGGTGCATTTAACGAGATAAACCCGTTTTCGGGCACAAAAATATCGACCTTTTTTTGTTGAGATACTTCTTGAATAGCACAAGCGCCCACTGCCGCAAAAGCAAGAAAATTGAGGCTCCGCGTTCGCATCGTAATGTCAGTCACACCTTGATAGTGATGCGGATCAGCATTAATTTCAAACCGTGAATATCGACCATTTAATCTTTCAGCGATTTGATCTTGGCGTGACTTATCTCCTTTATAAGCATGACTAACTAAAAGCGGAGCGCGCCCCATTGTCAGAAGATCTATTGCGCCAATAGCCGAATCTAATCCTCCCGAAAACAAGCAGACACAATCAAGTTCTTTGAGCTTGATTAGGTGAAATCTTGAATGTTGACTATAGGGTTCTGGCGGTGCATAACCACCAGTGCAAAACTCGAAATCCCAGATGTCTCCGCTAAGGAAATGCAAAGCGCTTTCAAGTTCCTTCTTTAGAGCAATCCATCGAGATGGCTCATGAAGGGGAAGTCGTAGCGAGAATTGACGAGTCCAACCATCCTCAGAGCTTTCACGCTGAACGAAGGTATCAGCCGCTGTAACCGCTAGTGCGATGCTCAAAAAATCCATGACCTGAGCTGGAATTTTGACTCCCAAGCGCTTAATTCGCTCAATCGCAGGATTCCCAATAATGGATATATCACCCCGCCCCTGCCCACTTAATCCATAAAGCTGTACGGGCAACAAGTTCTCACTTGCTGGCGGTAAGAGACGATGATCATGATGAAAAACTAAGTGTGTCATTGATAGGCCTCCCATTCTTGCCAAGCCTCAGTAATTACCTGACGCTCGATTTTAACCATTTGGTTTTTCGTAAAAGTCCTAATGTTACCGACAAGTTTTGGAGCCATATGCTTATCAACAACAACTTTGATCAATTCTCGAAGTTCAATTTCTGCATGAATGGCCTTTGAAGGAGTGTCCGCTTTATTCCATGCCTTGTTAGAATCCATGACCATTTGCAGAAAAATGCTTTCAGCTAAATAACAAATCATTGTGTCAACGATCACACTATCAGTTATTTTTTGAGGATCGAAAATTGCCACACCATCGAGAGCTTCCACTAAGGCATGATTCATGGCAGCACAAATCTTTTCTGAATCACCATCCTGTGATGTTAAAGCTTGAGCAATAGCCGATATTGCTATTTCACATGGAAGGCCAGCCAAGCTTCCCAAATCAATGCTTGGTTCTCCTGGAGCCGCTTGCACTCCCGCCAGAGCCCCAAACAATCCGCCCCCAGCCTGTGTGACACTCCCTAGTCGTCGAGCTGCACTACTGCTCCCTCCAGACGCTTTTCGCGCGTAATGCCCTATTGCTTTTCTAAAGTCTGCTCTATTGCCGTTTGAAACTGCATTTCCCAAAGACTCCCTAAAAGGCGCAAACCTTCGTTCTTGTGGCGGGGTTAAGGGTTGCTGTGGCTGATCATCAGCCCATGGTGGAACCAGTGGAGAACCACCACCCGGGCCTATACTTGATTGTGAAGTTCCCATTAAGCGTCCTTATTCCATTGCTCATCTTTCAATGCTGCAGCCATCCATACAGGTGGCTTCGTTCCCTGCTGCAATTCCTGCAAGTAACGAATTAATATACTGGCAGCATCTGCCGAGTGGCGAGCCAAAAGGCATGCACCAGAAAACCCCTTAGGTCTACGAGTCCAATCCGATGCTTGCCTTAACTGGCTAATTAAACCTTCCATTACAGGCACTTGTTCCTCACGAGGAAGCGTTTCCAAAAGAGCTTCTGCTGCGGGAGAACTGGTATTTTTCATTTCAATGAGTGCATTCAGTGCTTCCCGCCCATACGACGATAAACCAACCACATATGCACCTATTGGCATAGTTTCTCTGGACAGATATATGGCGGCTCTCAAATCGATTCCACCAAGGCGCGGTTCAAGCTGAGCCCATTGAGCAATGAAAGCTTTAGTTGTTGGATTATCAGTCCATGTCTTTGGCGCTTCAGTAGGTATTTGACCGTCAGCTTCCTCAAGCTGTTTAAGCAACTGTGGTATACCTTGTTCAATATCCACTAGATGATATAAGTCAGCGGTACCATCTACTCCAACACATCGCTCAAAGATTACTAACTTAGTGATGATTGCTTCATCCAAAGGCATTGCTCGCCGCTTGGCAATTTGAGATCGCATTTTGACAACATTCAACAAGCGCTTAACGATTCTAGGATTGCCATGGATAATTGGCGAATTGGCTAACACAGGAGCAATACGGTCCGCACGAGCAAATGCCAAAGCGAGGTTACTATCCTCAGACTCACCAGTCATTTTCAGAGCGTCCTGGCGTGTAATAGGTTCATCTTTCCAAGATTGCTGTAATGCCTTTTCTAGGCCGTCACGGAGCGTAGTAAGTTTTTCGCCTTTTAAGCCATGTTCAATGGCATAAAGCATGAACAGATATGAACGAATCTCACGAACCCCAGCTTTTGGCACCCGAATAGGAACTTGGATGAGCTTATCAAGATAGTCTATTTGATGCCGCTGTGATGCTCCCTTGAAGTAATCAGCTACTGAAGAACGAATCATGTCCTCATCTGCTGCAATGATAAAGGCTGTATTAGTTAAGAAAAGGAATAACCTGATTGCTTCAAGTGTATGGATAGCATTAGCCGGTAGGCAGCGGTCGAGGTTATCAATTACCACAATGAGTGGCTTACCAAGCTCTTCTAAAATTTCTCCATATTCCTTACGAAATGCATCAATCTGCTGAGGAGGGCTTTTTTTAGCCTCAGGTTTAATCAAACCACCAGCCTTCTCTTTGCCTTCTTTAGCCAGATTGCCCAAAGCCTCATATTCTTCCTGGCTTTGGATACCGTCGGTAACATTCCTAAACGCGCCAATTCCCCTAGAAAGTAAACCGCCAGTAGGGACTCCAGCAAATAAAGCAGCTCCTTCCGCCAGAAGCCCCATTGCTCTAAACCCATCAACTCGGCTCAGAAGTCTCTTCGCTTTTGAGATGAGAGGCGTATTTCCATCAGCAGCTTTTGTCAATGCTGTAGCGATGACTTCAAGTAGAGCTGCTCGCGCATCGTCATAGCCCTGATAGAGCCAGGAGTCAAAGTTAATTACAATCCAATCTTTTTTATCTTGCTCAAGTTTTTGCTCTATCAATTTCAAAAGTGAAGATTTGCCTGCCCCCCAATTCCCAAAAATGCCGATTGATACTGGTAACATGTTTTCGGTAGTAAGCACGTCTACAGCTAACTGGGATACTTCACCAAAATTTAGGTAATCCTCTGATGATTCCTTATCTGACCACATCTATTTATCCTTTTTTCTCTTGGCTGATGGAAGATTCAAATCCCAGGGCAAGGTTTATTAAAGATGTCGCCTCGGTTATCAACTTGTTAAAAATTGCAACTCAACTACCTGATTATATTTTCAATTCTCGGATAAGTGATATGCCCAATGATCGCACAAATCAACCTGTAATCGGCTACATAGAAGACCTCATGGTCCTCAGTACTTTGCTCACCGATGAAGAAAATCTGAGCCCTGTCTTTTAGCTTTTTCTTCCCCGCATCTTTCGCTTCTTCCTGGGCGGCCTCCAACTCGTTACGAAGTGCTGTGCGTTTAGCTTGGGACCAGCCGCTCCATTCCACATGGAGTTTATAACTTCGAGAAGGCTTGAGCTTTCCGGATTCATCTTTAACCCATTCTCCCGAAAGCGGAATGACAATCCGATTCTCATCTTGCTCAAATTTCTGCCACAACAACTGTGAGTAGAAAACTCGCAGTTCCGGATAGGGCTGAATCGGATCTTTAAGTTTTTTAAAGACAGTCATGTAAGTATCGGCATCAATATCCGGTATATGTAGTGACATACCTCGATCATACGGGAAACGAATAAACGCTCTACAAATCTGACGAATAGCATTAACCGGACGACGCGATTGCCGTGTTGGGGGATTGCCTTTACTGGATGTTGATGATGCAGAACGCGTTGTGCTCGAATTGTTTTCACCACCCGTTGTGTCAGGATCAACAACCGGGCGTTTTTCAATCAACTTTAACCCTGCAGGCATCAAACCCGGTGCACTGTCCAAGAGATGGCGGACGCTTTTCTTCTGGCCCTGCTTAACAACAGTGCTCTCAGCATCAGCATCGCAGTTGATGTGTTCTTTTCCTGGCATTTTATTAAACGACGGTCTTTTCTTACTGCCTTTTTGCCAGGCGGAAGGATACATTTCGATTCCGCATCCCCAGCAAACATAACCACTGGTATCAACGATATCCAACAACCAGAGCTCTTCAGCATCCACTTTTTCTCCGGTGCGTTTGTCACGAGCAGATTCCATCCTTTCCTCCTAAAATGAACAGCCCTCGAGTTTTCTCAGGTTGAGATCCTAACAGCCCTGCTTTATCACCTGGCCCAGCGCTGTTAGGTTACCTGGTTATCCGCATCTCAGATGCCGTCACCCCTTCAGGTGTAGGAACGAGTGACCACAAGCGTGCATCAATGCCATCATTTTGCAGTTTGCGCATGAAATAACGCGCCTGAAGGGCATCATGTGTTGCAATTACAACCTGGAAGCCATGATCAACTATGTAATCACGCAGTAAATCGAATACGGACGCTGCGTGGACCAAGTCATGATGCTGTGTTGGGTCATCCAGAAGCAGGCAGCGCCATGAGGACCACTGGTGTTCCAATGCCATGGAGAGCAAGAAGGTAAGCTGTAGATCAGTAAGCTGAGCTTCGCTTGCTATCGCCGGAACCGGTACTGACTCCCCATGTAACGGAACAGATACTTCAGCATGTTCCTTTCTGTAGATACTGCGAAAACCCAAACTGGTGCCAGTAAAGCGCTGTTCTCTGACTACGCGTTTGAGCAAAGCCTGCCACCTTGGAACGACAGAGAGCACATGTTTTTGTACATTCGAGATCTCAGTAGATAGGCATCGATTGAGCGTCTCCATCGCTTCAGATAATTGCAGCAACTGCATCTGATTTGTTCTCTCGTTATCAATTCGCTGGCTAAGACTTGTAGCGAATTCCTGCTCAGATGATGTTCCTCGGCGACGATCTATAAGCCCTTGTGCCAAACGAGTCTGTTCCAGCTTGTTCCAAGTGCCAATCTCAATTTTGAGTGTTTGTAACTGTTCTGAATGTCGGGACAGGTCAGCAACGGATGACTGCAGTTGAATCTCTTTACTGCTCGCCACTTCGAGAGCGGGATCGCCGGGAAAGGACAGTTGTCTCCATGAATACCGAATTGAGGCTAGCTGAGCATGAGCGTCAGTGATCTGCTTTTCGAGGCCATTTATCTTATTATTAACTTCAGCTAAAGGGATATTCTGTCTATCCAATGCAGATTGCCCAGCCTCAATTTTTGATTTTAATTCAGCTAGTTGAATCGTATTTTTGTTTTGTTCAGTGGATAAATCAGCCAACGTTTTTGAAGGGAGTGCCCCTGCTGTTATTGCAGCTAATGCAGCGGTTGTTTGTTCAAGGCTAGCCAAGGCTCCGGCCCGATTATGCCGCGCAGTATCCAGTTCGCGAGTCGACAATTGGTATGCGTTTTTAGACGCTTCCAATATTTCAGGTGTCGGTAAGGGGGCAAGGTTAAGCTGTTTTTCGTCAATCTGCTGTTTCGCTGAAGCATTTGATTCTTCGCGACGTTGGATAGATGCTTTCGCTAGTTGTACCGTATCTCCGTCAAGAAGGATGTTTGTTTTGAGTTGATTGATCTCTGCTACTGAGCGAACGATATCGCCTCGCAATTCAACAATTTTACTCTGGCACGCTTTCAATTCTGTTTCGGTATGCGTCACTGTTTCTATGCATTTCCGCAAGTGATCGGATGCTGTTTTAACGCGCTGTTCTGCTTCGATGACTTTGGGGTCTATAGCCTCTAATGATCTAGTAATGCGTTTATGAAGAACGGCAGCGCCATGTTCCACTCCACATAAAGGGCAGTCCCCGCGATCCTCTGGTAAATGTGCGGCAATGGTGGCTACGGATTGCCTTATAGAGTCAGCAGTAGACGTGAGCATCTCATGGAACTGCTTCGCTGAAAGCTCATCTGTTTCAGCTGATACCTTTAACGAATTCGCGGTATGAAGATGCTCCTGAAGTACACGCTCCTGAATTTCCTCATTGCTAACCAAGTCGGTAATTGTCGCAATGTGTTGAAGAATGTCTTCCCAGCGCTTGATAAGTTGATGAGCAGTGAGTACTTCACTATCTACAAGCTGCAGAGACTTACGCTGTTTATTTATAAGTTCATGTTCAATACGTAGCTGTTCGTTCCCCTCATGTATGTGACGCAAGGTTGATGCCAGAGACTGGGCGTCGGCCAACGCTTTGTCAGCTGACGCCAAGTCAAGCTTACATTGCTCGAAGGCCTCTTTGGTTCGCGCCTCACTATTGAGCCGGTTAAGCTGCTGTATAATTACATCACGTTCTGCTTCAGCTGTGACAAGTTCCTTCTGGAGTTTATCTTTTTTATCAACTAGCTGGGCTCGTTCCTGTTGTTTTTGTGTCAGTTCCTCTTTAGCAGTTATAAGCGCATTGCCAAGCTGCTCAGAACGCGCTTGCTCAGAAACGAACCGGCCAATTAGTCCATCCACTTCCATAAGCGCAGTAATCTGTTCGCGAAGTCGGTTCAGCTTTGCTTGTACTGTTTGCTCTAATGCCTCGTGCATTGTTTCCAGATTGCTGATACCCACTGGCGGAACCAGTAAACCTACTGGCAATTGTTCTGCACTCTGAGTATTGCGAGCTATGTCTGAGATTGATTCTGCGATGTTTTCTTTACTGCGCAGGGCCCCCTGAGATTGTGATGCCGCCTGGTCCCGATCAAGAATCAGACTTTGCCACTCCCCAAACTCAGCTTCGAGCGCCTCAAGGGCTCCCTTTGCTTGCTTCAGCTTTTCAGTGAGAACGCGGCGAATGCCGCCAAGAGCATTACTAACTAGGGTTCCATCTTTACCGATTGGCAAGCGAGCCAGTTGAGCGCCCGCAACTTTTGCATCCGCTTTGACCAGCCATTGGCCCTCGCGCTGATCCAGTAAGTGGGTAAGTCTTAATAAAAAGGGGATGTCCTCCGAATTCGTATCCGGAAAAAGAGAGCTTAAATCACCAGTCCTTTCGACGTCACCTTCGTTGCTCACCTGCGCAGAGGCTTGTACATCCCCAAAATCCAAGACCACCTTAGCGACAGTCTGGCTGTCCCTGATAATGGGTGAAAGATTCTCGCCTAGACGAGAAATATTACCCGTGAGACTAAATTCGATCGCTTCGAAGAAGGCCGTTTTCCCCGTACCGTTAGGGGCCAGTAAAATGGTTGCACCGCCACTGAGCTCAATTTTGGTGTCGGTACCGTATCGGCGGACATTTGAGAGCGTGATAGATTTAAGTTGTTTCATTGAAAGTCCTTCTCTCCAAACATCATATCCCTCAGCGCATTAACAATTTCATCGCCAGATTTCTCAGAGAGCAACAATTCACGCCATGTTTCGAGATGAGGTTCTACCCAAGAGTGTGCTTGCCCCATCGAGTTCAGAGACGCTAGCAGAGGATCGCTGATATCATTCCCACCTCTCGCAGGTGTTAAAGACGCCAGAAAACTTCGATCAAGGAAGGAGTCAATATCTTCCTGCTTTCTGAGCACCACCTTCCTGCAAAATCGATCGTCCGTTTCAAAACGGGCAGCATCTTCTGACTCAACTCCATCGATGAGCATAAACATGTAAAGGTCTGCTGTCTGAGGCTCTGCAAGTATGTCTCGGATATCAGCGGCCCATCGGAAAGCACTCTGGATATTATCCACGTTACTAGGAAATGCTGTGATCAGCACTGTTCGCCATCCAGCATTCTCCCGATTAATGCGTCTGAGTTGTATTGCAGTCATGCCGATATCAATTGAGGGTGAAACCATTTCGTCCACATCTGGAAAATGAACTTCATAGCGGCCCTTAGCACGCTTGGTTATAGCAGTAACGAGTTCTTGGATTGTCGGCATTTCAGGATCCCTTCGCATTCTTCTCAATGGCCGATTCACGAGCGAGCTTTCGATCTTGCCACTGCTTAGTGAAATGTTGGCGTACGGAGTCAAGTGTTCCGTTATGTAAATGACGAAACATACCAGACCGCGTGACGAGCAGGTGAGGTTGACGCTCCGCGGCCATACTGGTCGCAGTCTCTGCGTCGTCAGCCATACCTATATTCAATAATTCTGATGGGGATGTACTCACACCCGATAAGATAACGATGGGATCCGGATTAGGGCCAATAACGTCTATTAACGGATCGTCAGAAAGCTCACGTACTCCCGAAAAACCACCCGCAGGACCAGACCAGTACTTAAGAGCAATGCTCAATACTGGGCCACCTTCCTGAAAAGATTCCCAGTTATTACTGTCCTCAGGCAAACCCACAGCAACCAGTAATAAGGTTTCAACAGCGGTAACAAGAAGATTTAAAGTACGAAGGCCCAGGCGAAGCGCATGTCTTTCATTTTTTTTCTCCGTTTTCGGATAGAGAAGCTGCTCCATGAATTTTCGGCGTTTTTCTGGTGCAGCTGCGAACCCGCTCAGCCATGACTGCCAAACCGTCTCCATCGCATCTGCTAGCGCCGAATCTGAGATTGAGCCAAGCTTTTCTGAAACCCCTTGAAGAAGGCGTTGCCACAGCACGTCGTCCATAGCTTTAGCAAGCGCTTCAGCTTCTCCTCGAGCAGCATTTACTGTCTTAAATTCATAATCCTGTGCACAGGATAGGCGTTCGGCATTTTCAAGCCAAGGTAGGTCGCTGAAGTCATGTTCTGCACAGCCAAGTGTGTGTCCAATTTCATGACCAATGCTACTACGCCACGCTGGTTCACCTAACATCAGCCCCTGACTGCCTTGGGGTAAATGCAAAGCCATACGCACAATGGCAGAAAGAAGAGTCAGATTATCGCCTGCAGGGGGGGAGTAATTGGCATAAACTCTGAGTTTGCGGTTGCCGGGCTCACGACTCCACATGTGCTCAACGACCCCTTTTGCGGACCTTTCTGTTGAACCGGCAAGATCAAGCGTTCCGGCTAATGACCAAGTTTTACCAGCCATAGTAGAACCGTCGCTTAACTGATACTGCACCCAGGTTTCAACATCAGGGCGCAGTTCACTTCGCAGTTCCTGGACGACGTCATGGCATCCCAAGGCTGCTACGTCAGATGTTTCTGCCGCGATATAGGTAATTAAACGGTCCAGTGTACGATTCGGATCGCTGAAGTAACGACCAAGCGAGTGAATTGTCCGATCTTTTAATGTCGCATCGTTACCGATACAATTGATTTTAACCCGGCGAAGTACATTTCGTATCTGACTCCAGTCTTCGAATCCACACCAGGTTGTTAGCCATAAATAAGCCCTCGTGGTTGGACCATCCTGACGCTTAGCTAATTCCTCTATACTGAGTCCATTTTGACGACAAAGATCACAGACTTCTTCTAAATGATTGACTGAAAAACTATCTTTTATTTGTAGATGCAGACCCACGAGGGTGAGTCTAAACTCACGGTTAGGAGATTCATCAAGTTTTCCCGCTTTCGCGATTCTGGCAAGACTGGAAAATGCCGAGTCTAAAACGGAATTGGTCGGGGAGATGGGCGAGGAACCCTTTCTGGGTTTTTTAGCGAGTTGTACAGCTTTATCAGGATCTTTGGTACAAAAGTCAGTCGACTGACGCTTAATCTGTAAATGCTCATAGTGGTCTGCGGTGTGCATGATTACCACATCGTCCCACTCCTCAATGCCACCTTGTTCAGCACCAATCGACAGAGGTGCCAGCCTTCCACTTAAGAATTTCTCAAGCATGTCCGCCAGACGCTGAGCAATTACCAGCTTTTCATAGTCAGACTTCCGCTCTAACCGGAACCTTCTGAGCATTCAGATTTTCCTTATTGCATTTTCTGCCCTAAAAAAATTAGGGATATGCTAACCGAATTAGCAAGGGTTTTATAGTGAGCTTGATTTCATCTTGCAGTAAGAATTAAACGTTTTTTATGGTTCTTGGTGGCTTACAACGCTGATAACTTCTTGATGATATATAAATTGAGTGGAGTACCAGTTGTCAGTGCTACCTTTCTGTGAGGTGTGATAGAAGTTATGCAGGTATCTACGTTGTCGGGTTTAATGATTTAAACTTTTGGGGATACCCTGAATCACTTCAAAGTGTAATTATCAGGGTTCGAATAGCTGTACATCGCTCATAACAGATCCCTCGTTGCTTCAGACGGTTCGCTAGTGCCGTGAGTCCAACGAATGGAAACGCATACCAGCATTATAAAAAACTTCAGACAGATATCACCTCCCTGAACATACCCCTTAACGGCAGAACCTTATGGTTCTGCCGTTTTTGTATTCTTTTTCAGAGGAGCAGTAATGAAACAATTTGACGGTCTGCAGTCACTGCAGCAAACGCTTTCCGGCCTGCCCCAGTGGGTCTCTGAACGCATTCTGCAGCAGATAAATCAGTTAACCCACTACGAGCCTACAATAGGCATTATGGGGAAAACCGGCGCAGGCAAGAGCAGTCTGTGCAATGCGCTGTTTGCCGGGGACGTTTCACCGGTCAGCGACGTGGCCGCCTGCACACGTGAACCTTTGCGCTTTCGCCTGCAGCTGGGAAAGCGCTATATGACCATCGTGGATCTGCCCGGTGTGGGCGAAAGTAGCGTTCGCGATAACGAGTATGCCGCGCTGTATTGTCAACAGCTTCCCCGGCTCGACCTGGTGCTGTGGTTGATCAAGGCCGATGACCGGGCACTGGCGGTGGATGAGCATTTTTATCATCAGGTGATTGGCGGGGCATACCGGCAAAAGGTGCTCTTTGTTATCAGTCAGTCCGACAAGGTTGACCCCACCTGCGGTGGTGAAAAGCTGTCAACAGAACAGAAACAAAATATCAGCCGCAAAATCTGTCTATTGCATGAGTTGTTCCAACCTGTAAACCCTGTCTGTGCGGTGTCGGTACGTTTGCAGTGGGGACTGCGGGTGATGGCTGAACGGATGATTCGTTGCCTGCCGCGGGAGGCCAGTAGTCCGGTAGCGGTACAGCTTAGTGCTCCACTTCGTACCGATACCGTTAATAAAAAAGCCCGTGACGATTTTGGTGAAACGGTCGGCTCGGTACTGGACACAGTAAGTTCCATGCCCCTGATACCGGCCCCGGTTCGGACAGTCATCCAGTCTGTACGCGACATCGTGGTATCAGTCGCTCGTGCAGTCTGGAATTTCTTCTTCTGAAAATTAACCCTTCTAATCTAACCCGTAGTTTCCTGAGCCCTGCCGCGACTTTGCGGCAGGGCTTTTTGTATTTATTTTCCATCATGAGGAGTCTGCTTATGACCCGTCTGGCTTCGCGCTTTGGCGCAGTAAATCTTATCCGTCGCGACCGTCCGTTAACCCGCGAAGAACTGTTTCTTGTGGTGCCCAGCGTTTTCAGCGAGGACAAACACGAATCCCGCAGTGAACGATACACATATATACCCACGATTTCTCTCCTCGACAGCCTGCAGCGCGAAGGCTTTCAGCCCTTCTTTGCCTGTCAGACCAGAGTGCGTGACCCAGGTCGCCGCGATCACACAAAGCACATGCTGCGCCTGCGCCGAGAAGGGCAGATTACCGGCAAGCAAGTCCCGGAAATCATTCTGCTGAACTCTCATGACGGCACCAGCTCGTATCAGATGCTGCCGGGATTATTCCGCGCGGTATGCCAGAACGGGCTCGTCTGCGGCGAGTCGTTTGGCGAGGTGCGGGTGCCGCACAAAGGAGATGTCGTAAGCCAGGTGATTGAGGGAGCGTATGAGGTGCTGGGGATTTTTGACCGTGTGGAAGAGAAGCGGGATGCCATGCAGTCGCTGATGCTGCCGCCACCTGCACAACAGGCTCTGGCACAGGCTGCACTGACGTACCGTTTCGGTGAGGACCACCAGCCGGTGACAGCACCTCAGATACTCTCCCCACGCCGCTGGCAGGATGAGAGCAACGACCTGTGGACCACATACCAGCGTATTCAGGAGAACCTGATTAAGGGCGGGCTCAGTGGCCGGAGTGCGAAAGGTGGGCGAACGCATACCCGCGCCGTGCGTGGTATTGACGGAGATGTGAAGCTCAACCGGGCTCTCTGGGTGATGGCGGAAGCGATGCTGAATGGGCTTCAGTCCTGAGCTTGTTATCAGCATGTTGGGAAGGGACACTCCCTGTCCGTTTTACCTCCATTGGGTTGGGTGTTTTATCACCGTATTCTACGGAATGCCGCGTCGGGCCTGCCTTCGGTGGCAGATAAAAAATAGTTCATTCCATGTCCATACCCTGTCCGCCCCCCTCTTTAGAATCATTTCATATTCAGTCAGTTAATTATTACGGAGATTTAAGATGACACAGGCAGAGCGCCGTCATGACCGACTGGCTGTCAGGCTGTCACTGATAATCAGCCGCCTGGTTGCCGGTGAGACGCTGAACATGGCCCGACTGGCTGCTGAGTTTGGTGTGTCAGTCCGTACCCTGCGACGGGATTTTCGCGAACGGCTGATGTATCTGGACCTGGAGTATCTACGGGGGCAATGCCGCCTGCGCAGCACCGGTGGAGGCGTACAGGGTGAACTGGATGCGCTGACCTTTGCTCACCGGGCTGGACTGGCCGATATTTTTCCGGGGCTGGACCGGCGTCTGGCGGGCATGCTGCTCACTGCAGGAGGGATGCCGTGTCTGGTATGGCAGCCGCCACAGTCAGTGTCACCGGCCAGCTCACTGGTCTTCTACCGTCTTGTCAGTGCCATTACTGCCTGCCAGCGGGTCCTGCTGCTGGCCGAGGGAGAGCGCTGTGACGGGCTGGCCCCGTACCGCCTGATATCACTCGACGGCTGCTGGTACCTCACCGGTGAACTTAACGGGTATATCACCGTGCACCCTCTGGCGACCATCCATGCGGTGACAGTCCTGAACACCACTTTTACCCCGCGAAAACGTCTCAGCCAGTTAACCACACAGGCGGGCTTTATCCGGGCTCTTCCGCACTTCAGTTGTATTCGCGAAGTCCTGTCTTCTGGAGCCTCTGAGGAGGAGCAGGGCAACACACTGATTTAATGACCTCTGTTAAGAAGGAAAAACAATGACCTGGCATTACGAGAAAAATGGCATACGTCACGACAATGTGACCGAAGATGACATCACTGACCTGATTGCGCGCGGTGAACTCACCGCTGCCACGCTGGTGTGGCGACAGGGTATGACGGATTGGCAACCGGTCTCCGCCACCCCGCTTGCTACAGTACTGCAGCAAAGCACCATCCCGCCCGCACTGCCGGGGCACCGCATTCCCGGCGGAGTGGTATGGACGCTGGCATTTGCTCCCTTCATTGGTTATGCGCTTGAGCTGTGGACGGCAGGGTTGAACGGTATGTCCTTTGACGAGGCATATGATGCTGTCTCGGGCGGACAGTACTGGTTTATCACGCTGCTGCTCAATATCGCATTGGGGTATCTCGATGAGCGACGTCTGCGTAAGGCCGGAGTGGACACCATCACGTTCGGCAAACTGGCGTGGCTGGTACCGTTCTATCTGTGGCGACGGGCGAAAACCCTCGGTCAGAAACCGGCTTACTTCTGGGTATGGCTGGCAATGCTGGTTCTGACCGTTATGGCCTGAATCCTGCTCAGACAACAACATGCCTATATGATGCAATAAAAGGATATCACGATGAAAAGAAGACTCACTACTCTGGCTGTTACAGGGCTCCTGCTGCTCACGACCAGCGCACATGCCTACGATGTCACCGGTCGTCTCACCAACTGGTACGACATGAAGAAAAGCGGCTGGACCTCTGCGGATGGCTATGATGATGTGAAAATGCTCAATGCGCTTGGGTTGAAGGCTGACATCATTGGTTATTATCCGTGGACGAATACATTTTTGCTGCGCCAGGCCTATAACACCCCTCTGTATCTAGCTGACAAAAAAACAAAAACCGTCCGTTATCTGAACCTGAAAACGGCTAGCGGATATGCTTCTGATCTTGATGTGGTGTACCAGGGTGAGGATAACGGTAAAGGGTGTTACTTCAGTATCGTCGATACACAGGTGCAGCTTGAGATGGTTAATAAAAAGGCGGAGCCCCGTGTATTGATGGTGCTGCCTGAAAGCTGCACAAATAAACAACAACTGGCTGCCATTAAGGCCAGGCAGACAGAAAAGGATCGCCAACTGCAACAGTGGGCCTCTCAGCAAAGCCTGAAAGAACTGTGCCGCCGTACCGGTAACTGCTGAGCATCTGATTAAAGACGTTTTAAATCACACCAGATGCCCTGCAAATATATCGGGTGTCATCTGGCACCCATTAATTCAGGAAGAATGCCATGTTAAGTATTATCACTTCAGCCATATCCGCCCTCATTCTGTTGCTCGCCACCTTCAGTGCCAGTGCCGCTCAGCTTCCGGCAAACCTGATGGATAAAGACAATCCAGGCCAGGAGTACTGGTGCCAGGGAAACGACATCAATACTTCCATGTGTTCACTGACCGGTGTCAGCGACGACCATAAATTTGCCCTGATTCAGGACCTGCCGGGCCCGGCCTGTGAAGACCTTAGCTTCGGGGTTATCGACCTGGTGCGCCAGACCGGTGTCAATATTCCTTACGATGGTGGTGACTGTAAGGGCGATGTGCAGGCCGGATTTGTGCGCAGCACGAAAGATAATGCCCTGTATGTGAAAATTGTCCGGGGTAGCAAAACCCTGCGGCTGTATAAGGTACAAACCGGTTACTGATTATCACCCCACACCTGCATACACCCACAACCCCTGACGCGGCAGCGTCAGGGGTTTTTGCTTTTAAGGTACATCGAATGCCTGAATCTCACATGCTGCCACCGGGACCTTTTACCCGACAGCAGGCCGAAGCGATTACCCGCAGGTATCGCAACATCAGCATTGAAGACGACCAGGGCACACACTTCCGCCTGGTGGTTCGTGACTCTGAAGGTCGAATGATCTGGCGGGCGTGGTGCTTTGAACCGGATGCCGGTGAAGGGCTTAACCGTTATATCCGCAAGTCAGGCATGCTCAGAGCATCCTCCTCCTGACCACACCCATTCATCATCCCTGTATATCCTTTATTTCCCATACGCCAACCATCGTTGCTGGCGTTTTTATTGACGGAGAGTATCCATGACGACACAAACTCAATGCGAATTGGTACCCGCTAATGAACCTCAATTTGCCCTTACTGCAACACCAGTACCTGACGAACAGCGTCTCGATTTCTGGCCGCAGTACTTTGGCTCTATCCCACGATGGATAACGCTGGAACCCCGCATTTTCGCCTGGATGGACCGCTTCTGTGATGAGTACAGCGGTGGTATCTGGTCCTTTTACACGCTCAGCAATGGCGGCGCGTTTATGGCTCCTGATGCTGACAGTGACGATAAATGGCATCTGCTCAACGGCATGAACGGCAATGGTGCGGAAATGAGCGCAGAAGCCGCAGGTATTGCTATCTGCCTGATTGAATACAGCCATCACGCCTGTCGTACAGAATGTGACGCAATGAACGCACACTATTATCGCCTGCGGGACTATGCCCTGCAGCATCCTGAAGCTTACGCCATTCTGCGCATCATCGACTGACCGGAGGTACAACGAATGAAACAGCTTTCCTTTTTACCCGGCGAGATAACGCCACAGGACCGGCGTCTCATCCAGCGCGCCCTCAGGATTCTGGACCGGCATCTGCATGAGCCCGGGGTAGCCTTCACCTCCACCCACGCCGTACGTGAATGGCTGCGACTGCATATGGCCGCGCTTGAGCGGGAAGAGTTCCGGGTGTTGTATCTGGACAACCAGAATCAGCTTATTGCCCATGAGACGCTCTTTAGCGGCACGATTAACCGCACCGAGGTCCATCCCCGGGAGGTGGTCAAGCGCGCCCTGTATTTCAACGCGGCGGCGGTAATACTGGCGCATAACCATCCTTCCGGCGAGACGACGCCCAGCCAGGCGGACAAAGCCCTTACGCAGCGACTGGTTCAGGTACTTCAGTTGGTTGACATCCGCATCCCTGACCATCTGATTGTCGGTGGCAGGAAAATCTATTCATTCGCTGAACATGGTTTGCTTTGAGGTATGACATGAAAATTATCAGTAAACGCCGGGCGATGACAATTTACCGTCAACATCCGGCCTCCCGCATTTTTCGATACTGCACCGGCAGATACCAGTGGCACGGTAGCGTCTGTCATTACACCGGTAAGGTAGTTCCTGACATTCCCGGCGTGCTGGCGGTATACGCCGAACGCCGCCAGGACCGCAACGGACCTTATACCTGTCTGATGAGTATCACCCTGAACTGACAATAAAGAGGTTATAAATGAGCAACACTACATGGGGCCTGCAGCGGGATATCACGCCGCGCCTGGGAGCACGTCTGGTGCAGGATGGCAACCGGCTGCACTATCTGGCTGACCGGGCCAGTATCACCGGTAAGTTTAGTGACGCCGAATGTCTTAAGCTGGATGTGGTATTTCCACATTTTATCAGCCTGATAGAGTCGATGCTGACCACTGGTGAACTGAATCCCCGTCATGCCTACTGCGTCATCCTGTACCACAACGATTTTACCTGCGAAGCCGATACTCTTGGTAGTTGCGGCTACGTATACATCGCTGTTTATCCCACTCAACGCTAACTAATTTCACGAGAGCAAGCATGAAAACTCTACCTGCTACAATTTCGCGGGCGGCGAAGCCCTGTCTGTTGCCCGTGGCTGTCTGGAAAATGTTACTGACACGCCTGCTTGAACAGCACTATGGCCTGACACTGAACGACACCCCGTTCAGTGATGAAACTGTGATTCAGGAACACATTGATGCCGGTATCACGATGGCTGATGCCGTTAACTTTCTGGTGGATAAGTACGAGCTGGTTCGTATCGATCGCAGAGGGTTTAGTTGGCAAGAACAATCACCTTATCTTCGGGCCGTTGATATTCTGCGAGCTCGACAGGCAACTGGCTTGTTACGACAAAGCCGAAGTGACCTAGAACGCTGAATTCTACGAGCAGCATTCCCAATCTTCATCACCAATATTTCTCCTTTATTTACTCCTTGCATAATGCGTCTGCTACTTACAGTGGACGCAATACATCTTACGGACAAAATATCATGTAAACAGATAGTAAGACCTTTCGTGATCAACTGAGACAGTTTGTCTCAGCCAGCACTAGACAACAAGCTCTGATCAAGATGATGCCCCTAACACTATTAAATGCTACTCATTTGATAAATTGAGGGTTCCATAACAAAGTAGTAGATTGCCTTGTCATACAGTAATCAAGTAACTAAGCTGACCGGCTTAATGGCGGTAGTACTGCTTGTTTTGTACAATTAGTTGCGTAATGGTCTCTGATCAGATAAATATACAACTGTTTTTATATACAGGTTTAATGGCATGTTACAATATACATCTGTAGAGATTTGCGCAGGAGCAGGAGGTCAAGCCTTAGGGTTACATAACGCTGGCTTCGCTCACCGCGCACTAGTCGAGATTGATCCAGCTGCCTGCGAAACTCTTCGCCTCAACAATGAGCTCCATTCTTTGGGTTGGGGAGATATCGTAGAAGGTTGCGTTAAGCATTTTGCTGAACACACTGCATATAGTTTTTCTGATGTTGATTTGGTTGCAGGGGGAGTTCCTTGCCCACCATTCTCAAAAGCAGGGAAGCAACTTGGCAAAGATGATGAACGTGATTTGTTTCCGACGGCGCTCAAAATTGTGAACACCATTAAGCCAAAAGCAGTAATGATTGAAAATGTTTCTGGTTTACTAGACCCAAAGTTTAAGCAATACCGGCAAGAACTAGATCATGCTTTCTCTGCAATGGGCTATAAAACCTTTTGGAAACTTCATCATGCCTCTGATTACGGAGTTCCTCAGCTTCGCCCACGTGTTCTTTTAGTGGCATTGCGTGGTGAATATGCAGCTCATTTTCATTGGCCGAGTGAAACGTTGATACCGCCGACTGTGGGTGATGCCCTCTTTGACTTAATGTCAATGGGAGGTTGGGAAGGAGCTGAAGCCTGGAGAAAGGCAGCAGATAATATAGCTCCTACACTTGTTGGCGGCTCCCATAAGCATGGTGGGCCAGATCTTGGCCCGACAAGAGCCAAAAGATCCTGGCAAGCGCTTGGAGTCAATGGACATTCCATAGCGGATAATGGCCCTGAAAAGGGGTTTATCGGGTATGTTGGAAGAGACGGAAAAATTCGGACTGGTTTTGAAAATATGCCTCGTTTGACTGTAAGAATGGCTGCACGAATCCAAGGTTTCCCCGACTGGTGGAAATTCTCTGGTAAAAAAACAGCTGCTTATCGTCAAGTCGGTAACGCTTTCCCCCCCCCTGTTGCCGAGGCAACAGGAAGGCAAATCCGTAAAGCACTCGAAGCTGTTGACATCATGAAAAAACAACAGTTGGCGTTACCACTCGAGTCAAATGATATTCAGAGCTTGCGTATTGCGTAGGCAACGATTTCGTCTAATGAAATCCCATCTGCATCGGCTAGCTGCTGAGCTTTTCTTAAAGCAGCTTCTGGCAGATGGAGCATTGTTGTTATCCCGAACTTTTCAGGGAATGCCCATGAGCATGTGTAACAATCATCAGTGCATCCCTCACATGCTCTTCTCTTACCTACGTTGCAATTGTGGCAAAGAGCTTGCCAATTGGTTAACTCATTTCCACCACCACGTGACAAAGGTATTTTGTGATCCGCTTGTAGCCCCCTGACCCCAGCAGCAACAGTTTTACCACATGTTGCACATGTGTTGCTGTGGTTAGAAAATAAACCAGATCGTTGTGATTCTGTCAGGTATTCCCTTTCCATTGGTGGGGCAATCATATTTGATTTTAGCCGCCAAGCATGCCCCGAGAACTCCGCAATGTACGAGCTTTCGAGATCACAGCCTAGTTCATCTCGCAATTCTCTTGTTCGTCTATCGAAGTACTTTTGCCCTGTCAGTTCCAGTAGTTCTATTGATGAGACCCAAGGTTTAGGAAAATCAATATCATCCGAGCCCCATAATCTCTTCAGGATAGTCAACTTGACTTCACTCAATCGCTTTTTTTTAGGTAACGTTGACAAATAATTTTCGAATAATTCCATGCTATCTCTCGAAAGAAACCTTAAAATCACAAGGGATTACACCACAGATGGAAGTGTACAGGGAAGGGCTATCTTAAAATCAGGCATACCTAAACAGGCTAAGAACCAAAGCTTCACAATACGTATTTTTCAAAAAAATCGTTCTGATATCACTACTAATGAACATCCTATCATCAATGTGAAAAATCGACAGGAATGAGCCAACCTGAAATTGCATATATCAACTGTTGATGTAGGTCGATGAAAATCACTTACACATACAGTTACACGCGAAAAAATTATAATATAAGCAAAGAGAGTTTTTAACGTAACTAATTGATTTTGATGGTGCCGATAATAGGAGTCGAACCTACGACCTTCGCATTACGAATTAGTAGAATCACATTTAACTAACTGTTTTACATACACATTTCCGCATTCACAAAAGATAACTTAACGGCACATGATGCATGGTGATGAATGCAGCCTTACCATATGTGACACAAAAATGGCACATGCCTTTGATGTAAGCACCCCTTGACCGAAAAGGGTTTTACGCCTTTAATACTGTACATTCAAACAGTATAATGAGGTGCGACATGATCGTCGAACTGGTTTATGACAAACGTAACGTTGAAGGGCTGGCAGGAGCCAGAGAGATTATCCTGGCAGAGCTGACGAAGCGAGTGCACCAGATTTTCCCTGCTGCCGAAGTGAGGGTGAAGCCGATGCAGGCGAATGGCTTGAATAGCGATGCCAGTAAAAGCGATCGGGAAAAGCTGAACCGCATGCTGGAGGAGATGTTTGAAGAGGCCGATATGTGGCTGGTTTCCGAGTTCCCGACAGTTCGCCAGGTTGGACTTTAAGTATTACTCGGGTAACACTCCCTTCGATTTCTCGCGATGAATACTTGGCAGCCAGCCGCAGTCATTTCTTGCATACTCGGGACTGCGGCATCTAAAATATTTACGCTCCACTAATTCAGCCAGAACAAACAAATCAGCAAGAGAAATTATATGAAAGATAGTTTGGCGGGGAATCTAAACAACAGACTCGATTCACTGCATACAATGCGCGGTCTGGCAGCAGTTACAGTAATGCTTTTTCATTTTAGCTGGATTTTAGATTCTGCGTATGATGGGCTAGGTAAGAGTTTAATGAAATATGGTTACCTTGGTGTAGATATATTTTTTATTATTAGCGGATTCGTCATAGCGATGTCTACTAGCAAGGTAAACTATGACATTAATGGTTGCTTTGTATTTGTTAAGCATCGTCTGAAACGTGTGCTGCCTGCATATTATTTTTGGTTATTTATTGCATTCATAACTGGTGGGGCAATGAGTACGTTCCATTATTCAGAAAAAGTAGAAAATTTGATTAGCGCATTCACATTAACACCAGTTACATCTCAGAACGGGCCGCTTTATCTAAACAATGAAAGTATGTACGGAATCAGATGGTCACTGATATACGAAATTTATTTTTACTTACTTGTTTCATTATCTATTTTTATTAAAAACAGAACTTTTGCTTTAGCCTTAATCATTATAGCAATGGTATTTGCCGTTCCTGCAATGATTGGCTTCTCACCAACTTTAAGTGACATTGGTATTGAGTCAGATAACAAATTCATTAATCTGGCAACAAATCCCATAATTATTTTATTTCTTTATGGTGTTATTTTTCAAAAGGCATATAGTCATATAATTATTTTCCCAGCACTCGCCAGAAGAATAATTGGAATTTTATTGTTGATAAGTTCTATAAGCAGTGTCCATTTTTCACAGAGCATTACTCACGGCCCATTATCGGGAGGTTTGTATATGCTATTCCTTTTTGTAGCTTTAACTATAAATGAAGATCTTTTTAAAAACAAAACTCCGAAATTCGCTCTATTCTTAGGTGACATTTCTTACTCTCTTTACCTGATACACACATTAATGAATTCAGGATTAGACAAGCGCCTTACTGAAATAGGATTTCCTAACGGGTGGTTGAAATTTGGTTTGTATTGCTTTATTTCAATCATTCTTGCATATGCTTCATATAATTATATCGAGAAACCTTTTTTTAAAAAGAATGCAAAGCATGCGGTGTCTGGTTAAGTAATAAATGCAGGGGGTTATAGTAATTCCCCCTGCAATCAAAGAATTCTTAATCAGACGGGGATTTCAGGCCAGTCGATGTCCGGTGCCGTTGTTAAATCAAGTCGACGTAATGAAAGGCGATAAGTTTTCCATTTTGCCAGTAATTTTCTTTCATCATCGGTAATTGTTCCATCAGACTCTGCATCCATCAACATATCAATTTCAAGGCTAGCTTTTGCAGTAAGCGTATTACGATTAGCTTCTGCATTTCGTATCAGCAGTTCCTTTGAAGGTTCAGGTGGCGTCACCCATGCAGGAAGACCATCACTACCGACACCTCTGATCATCCCGTTTTCATTCTGGAAGGCAGCAAACTCGTTAAATACATCGTCTGATACCTCTACAGCATCACTAGGCCAGTTCCCCGCTCTGACATATGTAATCAAGTCAGTAATAAGGTAGAAAACATTTTTTGAAGCTGACCATGCATAATTGTTATAACCACTAATGGAATACTGTTTTGTATCTTTATTATAAATCGCCATATTAAACTCCTATTGCCTCGAAATACACGCCCGTATAACTACCCTGAAAATTAGCAGACAGCCCAACACCAAATGTAGTGTTGCTGGTGATTTGCCCATGCGCGGATAGAACATACTCACCCGCAATCCGTCCTGCTGCACTTGGAGTAACGTTAAGACACAAGAAGGAAGAAGGAAACGCTAGCGGTAAGTTTACGCTGACAAAATCATTATCGCTAACAGCAACATATCCCCATTGTCGAATTACACCCGTTTCAAGGTTTTTTTCCCATGAAATGGTATTCAGCGATTTGCTGAATTTATTAGGCGGTGGGTTGTTTGGGCTATAGACACGCTGGCCATTTTCATAAATATTTCGAGATGCCCAGATATCATTTTGTGATACCACATCCTTACCAGCACCTGAGCGAACAAAGCCACCAGCATCGACGTTTCCCGTAACACCAACGCTGCCTCCAACAGTCAAATCAGAACCGACTGAGGCAATGGAGGTCACGCTTAAATTTCGGTGAGCATAGATATCTCTTCCTGCCCATAAATCCTGAGCTGATGAAATATCTTTCCCGGCCCCAGATGTTACGCTGCCCGTAGCGGACATATTGCCGTTAAGAATGCCACCAGTTAAAGGATATGCCCCTACATCACTGGCCGTTGGTTTCCTTTGGTCATGGTAAAGCTCCGTCGTTTCAGGCTGACCTGAATATGATTTGTGAGCAGCAAAAACTCGAATAGCAGCACCATAGGAAACCGCAAACTGCCCCCACTCCTGAGTTGTGGGGCCTGCGGATTCGATGGCAACAACACTATCTGGATAAAGGGTGCCAGGCTGAAAGGGCTCGTAGAAAAAACTACCAACATGCTCTTTGCTGGCCGCGCTCTGGCTATCCCGTGACCCTAACCCATAAGAACCCTTAACCAGGGCATTTTGTAATCCGAGATATTGCACTACCTCGCTGACAGACCCTTTTCCTATAATATTTCTCCCCACTACAGTCAGGTCTGTCAGTGCCGCAATATCCGCGTCCGTAAAATAGGGGACTTTATTAGGGCCAGTTTGCAACCCGGCGAGCGCTGTAAGCGTGGCATCCAGCGGCTGTGAAAGTGCATTAAGGGCTGCAATCAGTTTCGTTTCAAACCCAGACAGACTGCCATCGTCCAGTACATTACTATTGGTTTTGTCACTGATAAACTGAGCGAGTGCAGCTGCAACGAAAGATGCCTGCCGCAGGACTTTGTTAATTTCGTTAGCCTTTGCCACTCCTGAGGTGAATCCGGTTGACAGGGCTGCCAAGACCTCATAGTCAGCCTGTGAAATAACGTTAGCCCCGCCCGCAGTGGAGAAGGGTTTAAACTCGTTTTTTGCCATTTATTAGCTCCAGTATCCGGCGTCATAACCGGCTATAGCGATACTCTGTGTGTCAAAACCGAATAGAGGACGAGCGGGATCAATGACATTGAGGTTTTTAACTCTCACGCCACCGGCTTTGATATTCAGCTCGCCTGCTTTGATAACGGAAATAAGCTCAGCCGATGTGTTTGCTATTCCATTAATGGCGATAGCATTTATCGTGATGCTCATGTCCTGGTTGTCGATGATCTGCATTTCTATTCCGGAACCGGCAAAGATGGTTTCGAGAATGTCCTCAAGATGGCCGATCGTGCCATCCCAGGTGTTAATCGCGATTTGCGCTTTCAGTACCACACGGTACGTATCGTCACTCAGACGGGTGAAACCCGTATCAGGGTCGAATGGCCCTTGCCAGCTACCTTGATCCCATCCAAGCCCTTCAGTGTCCCAGGAGAAATAGACGTCCGCGATAGGTACGCTCACTGTTCTGCCACGCCCCACCCATTCCCCAACGACGTCGAGCTGCACACCCACGGCCCGATCGAGGTCAAACGCAGCTATAAAGCTTTCCTGTGATTTTACGATGTCGGTTAATGGCCGGGTTATCAGGTCAACGTGTTGTTCAAAAAGAGGCTTAGTAGCGTGGTAATTCGTTATTCTTTCCGTGTATTTGCTCATACCGGTGTCACCTTAATGTTGGCAACTTCCCCAGCAGCGGCTTCGTTAAACAGAATGTCCACGTTCGCCGCACTTACCCCGTTGGCCGTCTTACCAATTTTCAGTGAGGTGATATCGTAATAACGGCTGGCCCCTCCACTCATTACCCCGAGGTTGGCAGGTGAATAAATCCGGCTGATGAGTACATTCTCGCCAATACCAAGACTGTTGATGTACTTTGCAATCTCCACCTTCATCTGATCTGCAATCTGCGATGTATAGCCCGGGTAAGTGGTCAGTTCAATATCAACAAATATGTTGACGATTGTTGGCCTGCTGAACCTGATTGTTTTCGGTTCACCGTACTTTCCGGTGATGTCGACGGCGGTAGTACCAAAGGTGAAAGTCCCCTGGTCCTTCTTCTTAGACAGGACAGTGGCTATTTCAGTAGCGTCGCCGCCTTCCACCACTGCACATATCGAGTGTTGTGGCAGACCATTGCTGTCAGTGGTGTCCGTGTCGTTCTCGTAAATACGTACACGTGTTACACCGGAAATATCCAGCAAAGACCCATCCATCCCATCAATGGTCGTCTTGGAAGGTAATGCTGTGCTTCTTGACTGCCTGACACGTAGCTGCGGATCGTTTTCCCCGGGTTGCCCGAGCGTGGCCGCTGCCGGGTTGGTGGCCGTTCGCCAGCCGCGGGTAGGGGTTGCAATGTTCCTGATGGTGCCAGCCAGCGCAGCAACGGCTCCGGGTGTCGTACACGTAGCGGTTACGGTCACGGTCTCCGATGGCGGAATATTGATGTTTGTTGGTAGAGCCCATAGTTTCCCATTTTCATCTCGCACCATGCCTGCAGTGATGAGCGTTCCGGGCTCACCTTCCAGAACAAGATCTGAAGTTGAGTTGGTGGCTCCCTTCCTGACAATACCGTTGATTTTTACGTTGCTTGAAAGTGCGCGACCGATACCTGTTGACGGAGAAAAGGAGTTATAGACCGCTATAGCTGTATTGTTGGCATCGTGAATAGCCAGAGCATATATAGCCACCATCTGGCCGTCTTTGCTGTCTGGCTCCAGATAAGCATCACTGCCGTAAATCTGCTGGAAATAGCTCGTCAGAGTATCGAGTATCGTCTGGTAATCAGGCGCACTGATCCCCTCAGCTGTTACCGTTGCCGATAAGCCGAGTGTGTCCAAATTGAGGGCCATTTATGCCTCGCTGGTTACTGTCGTTGTTCCGTAGATGGTGTCGATTTCAGCGAAGAACTGGACGCGGCGCGTCGTAGTGTTCACTGTCGTATTGAAAGAGAGGATGGATTTAACGCCCCGCGTTTCGAGGATGCGCTTACGGATCGCCAGGTTATAGGTTTCCGGCTTCTGCTTACCGAGTACCGACTGAATCCACGGTGCCCCCTCGGTGGTGTCGAGAAACCATTGCCCATACCACAATTCGAATCGCGTTTTTACAGCCTGCGCCACGGCCTCAGGTGAGTTAATCAGCCAGGTATCATCGCCGCTGCCAAAGGTGTAATCACCGTCGGCGTCTTCACGTCTGTATCGCATCAGTTAGGCGCTCCTGTGTTACCGCCGCCGGTCTGTACTCCGCCGTGCGTATGCGTCATCAGGCTCTTACCACCGGCTTTTACATCGTTAGTCACCGTGACAGGGCCGAGCATCGTCGCGGCACCGCCGCTTTCGCCCATACCCTGAGAGAGGTTCCCGTTTATAGTCACGTTGCCGTTTAGCGTAATGGTGGGTGATGTAATCGTGGTTCCTCCTTCTGCTGTCGCCGTCAACGCGCCGGGGGTTTTAACCGTGATGTTATGGCCTGCGGCCACTTCCACAAACGCAGCGCCATCATCAGTACGCAGTTGCGCGGCGCTGGTGCTGATTCCGCTGATTTTCTGCGCCTGTGACTGCGGCCCGACGATACAGAACGCATCCGATAAGTCATGCACCCGGTCGTCGACAGGCTCCTGCACCCCGCCGTTCTGCCACCAGAAATCGATGCAGCGATCGGCGAAAATCACCAGGCATTCATCACCGGCTTTAACCGGGAACGTTAGCGTGCATCCTCCGCCGCGCGGAAATATCACCGGCACATCCACCAGCAGCGGTAATGTCGTCGACTGGTTGACGCCGTTTGAATCAGGCTCGTAGCCTTTGATAGCGGGTTGGACAACTGCCGTTACAGTGTCTGGATCAAATGACTGAACAATTCCAGGCATAGAAACGCGTAACGCTGACATGATGGAACCTGCGAGGCTTGCATCAGCCTGCTCTTTGCTACCCAGTTGGGAGGAAAGTGAAACTGGCATATTTTCTCCAGACATAAAAAAACCCGCTCGGAGGCGGGTTTGATACGGTTAATTTTCTTTCTATGGAAGTAATGCAAACACCGCTTTAGCATTCGCTATCGCGGTAGCCTTATCAGTGTTGTTGATGGTCATGTTCAGCTTATAATCGGCTTTTGTTCTGAGTTGCTTTGACAGGCTAAGTAATCCTGCAATTTCAAGCTGCACGTCATGACTAATTCCGTTATTTAAGTCACTGCACGCCCCATTGTTCAGGCCGTTAATCAAACGGGCGTGTACACCGCCATTAACTTTAGGAAGCGGCAAATTCAAAGCAACCACTTTTTTATTAACATGCAAATAGCCTGAATAGTAGGCCCTGCTAACAGCATTTCGATTAAGCATTTCATCAGAAACTGGTAGGTCGGAAGCTACAGCAAGAAAATCCCTTGGCGTTACTGGCATTGCAGCATGTCCTCTTTATTATGAGCGACATAAACCCCACCAACACTCCAGTCGGTTAACCCAGAACGTACGCGAGCTGAAATAAGCTCAACATTCATGGCTGCGCATGTTTCTGCATCAGCCTTATTTACATACATTTCAAAAATAAGTTCTGGCTCTTCGCCGTCCTCAGTAACATCAAGAAGGCGAACGGCAGAGTCCAGCTTTTGCACCAAATCCAGTTTTTCATACATCAAAGCTGAGATGTTTTTGATCACATCTTCTTTGTTGTACCGACGGGCTATATTGGCATACTCCAGGCTCCGCAACATATCAGGCTCCTGATCTTGTTCCCTGAATTTCTCGTACATTTCTGTGCGTAAAAGGAACTCGCGCATTTCGAGAAAGTATGAAAAATCCGCAACTGAAGACGAATAGTAATATGCGTCACTGGCAAGAATTGGACTATTGGTCGCATCAAATCCGCGCTTAGCCACATTTAAAGCCTCAACTGCACCGCAACGCCAGAACAGTCCTAAAGTGTAGTGCCGCCATGCTACAGTATCTGTAGGTAGATATTTCAACGTTTCTTCCGCATGAGATTTACCACGTTCGATATCTCCCAGGGTGAAGTAGAAAACGGATAATGCAGAGCATTTTAGCCCCGGGTCCTGTATCTCTTCGATCTGCTTCGCAGTGCGCTCTTTTACGAAAACGGTAATATCCTGTTCAAAACACAAGTAAGGTCGCAGAGTCATAACCACTCTGTTAACTGTTTGAATATCCTTAGATTCTTGTGTTTTTGGTTGCATAGTCGACGCCAGTTTCCATATTTTGACCGGACAATAGTAACACCTATGCAGTTTAACACCAATTGTAGGGCTGCCTAAACAACGTCGAACTCACTTCACCTTCCGGCAGTCATAAGTCCAGAATTCTCGCGGCTCGTCCATGTTCTTACGCACAACTTCGACGTTCAGGATCGGCTTGCCATTTCTGGCTACAAAATCCATACCTAACCAGCGTCCATTCCCCGGTACCATCCATTGGATGTTCACATTGTCATAATCACCCTTTTGTTTAAGAAAAGTGATTTTCTGGGTTTCCGGTTTCAGGCCATTAACCCTTGCGAGTCCATCTTGCGCTTTCCAGTTGATCGTGAATGGGCCGCATCCAGTATCAGCAAAAGAGGCGGAAGACATACCGACGAGCAAAAACGCCAATAATAGTTTTTTCATGTGTATTGCGCCGCATCAATCCCTTTCGAGTTAAGCAATTCTTTGCCACCTTTAGCCAGGCAAAGCAGGTCCATATACCACGCCTGCCCGCGAGTATCGCCAGTATAGTCGATGCTGCCCACAATGTAATCACCATCAGTATTAACGCTGGCAGGTTGCGACATACCAGGAAGACCATTAACGTAGAGATTGCCGTCGCTTTCCGATTCTCCCAATGGTGCCGGGGATTGGGCTATCTGGTCATTGCTCAGAGACGCACGATAAACAGATGCCTGATCCAGGCGGATAAGACTACCCATCTTTATATTCGGGTTAATCAGGCATCGAACGTTTACGCCAGCCCCCATTGTTTGTTGCGGCATGCCGATTAACCCCGTATTGGCATTCAGTACCGTAGCAACGCCAATGTAGTTATTCTCAGGCACGATGTTGACCTGATTGTTCTCATACCACCAGTTGGCCTTACACTGGCCGGCAATGTGATTCATCAGCCTTGCTGTGTTCTGGTACACAACTCGCCCTCGAGGGAAAACTGTCTCGGGCATATCCGGAACTGCGCCGGATTCAATGCCATAAGGACCGAAAGATTTCATGCCCAGACTGAACAGGTCGCTGTACTTCCACCCTGCCGCCACCGTGGTTTTCACACTGGCGTTCAGATGACCTTCCCAACTGTCGATACACTGCAGCATGATCCAGCTGTCAGTAGCATTGTCTTTTCCCGTGATAGTGAAACGAATATCACCGTTAAATATCATGCCAATATTTTCGTCCGGATAATTACCCGTTGCATCAGGCAGCCCCTTATAACCGGCAATAACCTGTATGCGCGAGAATTCCTTCTGCGTAATCCGGTTCTGAGTAGTAGGGGACAGATTATAAACTTTAAAATTACCAACGAACCCATTAAATATGGTTGCTGGCATTTTCTGAATATTGAAAGTAACTTTAAGCTCGGAAATTTTTATTCCATCGCCCTTATCGTCAACAAGCAATAATTCAAAGTGACGCATCCAGTTTTTTGACATTGCTACTCCGTAAAGACGTAAAGATGTGAGAACGTCCCGAGATCAAATTGCGTTGGGTTTTCCTGTCCCGCTACGTCGCAGAGCACCACCAGCGAGAACCCAAGATTCATATACCGATACTGCGCCAGCAGGTCAGCCCCCGTAATCATCGGCATACCGGAGATGATGGTAGCCCCGTTACCATCGGCAAGATCCAGAACCCAGTACACGCCGCGCCAGGTGATAGACAGATGGTAAAGTGCACCATTAATGGTAGTGGCAAACGTCTGATTGTCGGCCACCAGCGGGATTTCTACAGCATTCATCAATCACCCTCCAAGAAATAAATCACTCAGATATCCATCCACGCTGGTAATACCTTTTTGCGCCATCTGTGGCAGTGATTTTAGAATGGAATTATTCGGTGGAACCGTTGTTTTGGTTCCCGTATTCTGCACAGCAGACGTACCTACCCCCTCGGTCATATTGTTTTTCGAGGCCACATTAACCGTCTGCGTAGAGGTAATGATCACTTCCCGCAGAGTGAGGGTCGCCAAAAGGACATTCTCGCTGTTCTTATCAGTCGTAACCTCCAGCGTCTTTATCAACATGTTGTTGTAAATACGCTTGCCGGTTGTCACGTCGAAAGGAATTCGATCTCGCTGCAGATTAAGCAGCTCCTGATACACCTCTTTCGGGCTCAGCCCAAGCGAAAGACCAATAGCTGAGGTATCGGCGAAATCAAGCAACGAACCGCCGCCGGAAAAGCCGGTTTCCATGACAACTTCAGATGGTCGTCTGAAAGCGTGCTCTGATATATAGCCTGCCCCCTCACCACTGGCTCCAGCATTGGTAGGCTGCTCGACAGGATGCTCCGTGATCTCCAGAGCATCGCTATGTTTTTCAGTGATAACCACATCAGGGATGATAATCCCTATCGAGCGGGTTCGCTGTTGCAGCAAAACAGATAAAAAGTCCATTATGCAGGTCCTTTCAATTGCTGTACCGCCCTGGCGTTAACGGCTCCTTGCTTGTCGGCAACCAGATTGGCTGCTTCCTGAGGGCTGTTTACGCCATGGACGTTTATTACTGTCTGCTGGTTGAGGCTTGCCTTCCCGGGCATGTTGCTCATTACTTTGGGGATATAGTTACGCGTTTCCTGAGGCATAAGGGCCATCCCGTGCTTCTGCACGTTCCCGATCCCCCAGTTGTATGAGGCCAGCGCCTTGCTCAGGTCACCGCCGTTCGCCTGCAGCAGCTGTGAAAGATACTTGGCGGCTGCCTTCGCGGCCTTCTCCGGGTCGAAAACATCATTCCCGCGCAGCCCCATATCGCGCGCCGTGCCGTCCATGAACTGAAACAGACCTTTAGCGCCAGCGCCAGAAACGGCGAATTGATTACCGCCCGATTCCGTGATGGCCACACTGCGCAGCAAACCTTCCGGAAGCCGGTAGAGCTGCTCCAGGCTGGAAAGCATCGGCTGCATCCAGCCCAGTAACTGAGATCCCGCCTTTGTTGGCTGTGGTCGTTTAACTGACTGGCCGTACTGTTCTGGCTCTGCGCCGGGGATATCAGACTGGATATTATCCCCGTACACAACGCCATTACTCTGCGCCTGACGGATAACTTTACCAGGCCCGCCATGTAACCAGTCCATCCACGCTGGCCACTCACGAACTTCGCTGACATCTTTATGACCGATGTCGGTTTTAATGCCGACAGCAGCCAGAGTGTCGCCAATAATTCGCTTCGTGTAATTCAATGATGACTGGGCACTGTCCTTGATATTCTCTTTATCAGAGGCAAGATAACCGGCGTAAAGCGCCCACAATTTAAGCCAGGGAGGGATCGGCAGGCCTGATATTTTTCCGAAAGCACCCAAAACTTTGGATACCCACACTCCAGCGATGAATGTACCGAGGATTTCGAATGATTTTTGCCATCCCCCCACGCTGTCTTTCAGTTCGAGTAATTTGTCGCGGAACCAGGTAATCGCATTCTTCGCTTTGTCTATCGCTGGCTGCCATTTTTCCCAGTCAATAAGACTGTTACCACCTTCTTTCCATGTTTTGTAGTCTTCCCACAAAAGACCTAGCGCCACGATCAGGCCAGTAATCAGCCCTATAGGTGACATCCAGAAAGTAGAGTTAAGTATCCGCATGGCGACAACCAGACCACCGATAACCTCTATCAGGGTTTTCGTTTCTTTATCCAGTTTTCCCCACCAGTCGATAATATCCCCTACACCTTCAACAATTCGAAACGCCACGCGCCCGACGATATCCCCCAGCCAGAGAATCCCCTTCACAATCTTTGTGATAGTGGTTTCAATTTTGGGGAAATTTTCGAGTATGCGTTTGCGAAGATTATCGATCGAACCAGCCATTCCTTCAGCAAGGTTAGAGCCGATTTTGTCTCGGGCCATTCCGGCCATTTCGCCGAATGCTTTTAGTGAGGTCATAAACCGATTTGACGACACGGCGGCCTGCTCCGCATTGAAGCCAATCGCCTTTGTCATTTCAGAATACTGAGCGCTGAACTGACCGATCCCGCGCCGCATTGCCATCAGCGTATTTTCATCGATGCCGAGCATTTGGGCATACTGATTCGCCCGATAGTACGGCATGTTGCTGAGCTTCTGGCCGACGCCCGTGAAAATGGCGGCCATGTCGCGCATGTTACCGCTGGCATCACGGGTCTGTACGCCCAGGCGGTTCAGGAATCCTTCTGCACCGGGGTTGGTTCGCACAAATCGGGCCAGGCTTTCCAGTGAGCCTTTTGCCGCTTCAGCATTTCCGCCGACCTGCGAAACCGCATAGCCAATAGACTGAATCCCCTGAACCGTCGCGCCGGTGCGCTGTGACGCCCAGTAGAGATTATCCAGCCCCGAGGCGATCTTAGCCGTGAAGGCCACCACGGTAAGCGCGGCACCTTCGACGGCCAGCCCCATTTTGATAGCGTTTGCGGTCGTACCGGCGAGAACTGAGTCGAATTTTGATGCACCCGCTTCGTCGATATCAAAACCGAGCGAGACGAGGAAATCTTTAATAGTCTCAGCGTTCATTATCCTCTCTCCATTTCTCAATACGGCGCTGGTTGTCTGCCTTAACGGCCAGGTGGTCATTCATCAGCGCGATATCGCACAGATCAACCGATCCATCCTTCAGCGCGTAATAAGGGATTAACCCGGCGTCAACCGGGTCAAGGAGATAAGAAAGCCCGTCAGGCAGGCTGTTAAGGGTTAACCCTGAGGCTGGCCCGGCGTCGCGCTGGTAGGGCTCACGGGCAAAAAATTTCCCAGCGAATCGGCGACCACCCGCGCCACCAGCTGCAGCATGGTCAGCAGGTCGATATCATCGAACATCAGCTGACCGCTGTTGAATACCGGCGTCCATCCGTCCATGTGCTTGCGTGATACCACGGCCAGGCACGGATGAATAATCGCGTTGGTGTCTTCTTCAGTCAGGGAAGACAGTTCCTCAGCGATGCGTGGGAGCAGGGTTTCAAACACCGGTTTCAGCTGATCGAATTTCACGGTGTCGATTTTGCCATCAGCAGGCAGAAGGGAGCGAATGCTCCCGAAATCTGACATCATGCCCGCCAGCACCGGCAGCAGTTTGCGGGTCACTTTCAGCTGATCAAAAACGCTGAGTTTTGCCACGCGGTAATCGTGGCCTTTGATTGAGCATTCCATCTGTTAAAACTCTCCGAGAACCTGGTCGATTTTGCCGCAGTCAAACACCCAGGGCATCGTATTACCGGCTTTAGCATTGGCGTTATCCGGCTGTTTCTGGAACGCCACGCTGCGCGCCGTGATGATGTCTCCGCTCACCTTGTTTCGGATCACAATGACGTTGTTTCCCCAGGTTCCTGAGGACTGACTCTGCGCGTTGTACGCCAGCGACAGCTTTTTGTTTGTCGGTGAGGTCTTCAGCAGGTTGACGGTTACCGTGCCGCTTTTATCCGCGTGCAGGCTGTGCATCACTTCGCCGTCAGCGCCGATGGTCATGGTATTTTTGGGGCCGCCCATTGCAACGGTGATCCCCTCCTCTGAACTGGCGGAACCGTAGCCCAGATCAATCTCGCCGGTCGGGCCGGAGAGGGACGCCGTGACGTCCATAAAAGAATAAGTAGCCATTCATGTTCTCCTTAGCGAACGACGTTGATCTGCACATCAGCGAAATGAACCGCACCCGCCAGCTTACAGGCCACCTGAATAACAGGTGCCTTACGTGCTTCACGGTCAGCCTGCGCCTGCTCGGAAATCGGCTGCGCGTAGACGTAATAGCCTTTTGTCAGCGTGTCGCCGGAATCCAGCTGCCCAATCGGGCCACCGTTCCATACGCCAGCAGCCACCAGCCCGTTCGTGACGGACTGATCCATCGACTGCTCAACATTGGAAAGCAGACGCGTAACGCCAGCATCGGTCTGTGGGACTTTGGTTGTGCTGGTGTAGAGCAGGTTGTACAAGTTGGTCTGAACGTAGTTCTGCAGCCAGTCGAGCCCGTGGCGTTCGTCGAAGAAATCACCGCTGGACATGACGCCCTGCTGCAGGATGGCCGTATCGTTCTGGTAGTACACAAATACGTTGCAGTTTTTGGCATCCAGCGCCGCCGCCTGATTGGTGGTCAGGGTTTCATAGGTGATCCCCGGCTCCTGCTTGAATTTCAGGGTAATGGTGGTGTTGCTGCCGTTGAAATTCACCGTGAACGCGCGACCGAAAGCTGAAACCGCTGCATAAGAGCTGCTGGTGGAATATTGAATAAAGGTACGGGCATACTTGCCAGCCTTTAATTTCGACGCAACATCGGTCGTCGAAGTCGTGCTGATAATATCGGCGTCGGCAGAAGTTACCCCGAAAATGCGGCTCAAACTGGACGCTTCGATGAGTTTAGCAACCTCAATCACGTCGTCAGCATCAAGCACATCAGCGCCATCAGCAACATCATCAGCGACAATCAGCCCATACCAGTTGGTATATTGCAGGCAGGCATTAACAGCTTGCACAATGGTTTCCACGCTTCCACCCTCGGAAGAGGTCAGAGTCTTCGCCCAGCGGCCAACATAAACCTGCGTCGGCTTCGGCGACTGGCTGAAGAAAACCTGCGCCGCTTCATATTCCGGGCTGTCGACTCCGAAGTCCTCGCCAATGTCCTCAACGGACGCATAAAGGCGAACGCGCTCCTGCACCGGAATGACAGTGGAAGAACCGAGAATCAGCAGCGCGCCGAAGTTACGACCAGTAGCCGCTTTCGGCGAGATGATCACATCAACGTTTACAACGTTGGATACAGGTAAGCCCTGCGTCATAGTTTATTCTCCAAAAAAGGTGACTGGCGCTTCCACCAGCGATTTGATGCCGTACTCGCGCACAACCTTCCGGCGCAGGCGCACCGTCATGTCGTAGCGGCGAACCCATTGCTGGTTGATAAGCTCGGGGAAAGGGGTCAGACCGGTATAGTCGCCCAGGGATAAACCGAGCGCGTTCAGCTCAGCATTATTTTGCGGGACAGATATGCCATCGCGAAAACGGGACGCATAAGACATACCCGCCGGGCCATAGAACGACGCCATGCACTCGAACGTTTCATGCCGCCAGAGCTGAGCGCCCTCGTCGGTCTGCCTGGTGAATGCAGGACTGTTATCAATGGGCCATCCGGTAACGCCGAACGCGCACCAGTTCGTTTCAACTGGTGGAAGTGGCGGCTGGTCTTTCTGCCAGCGCGGGCGAACCACCCCAGCAGGCAAGCCGGAAACGTTGCGCACCCACTGGCTTAATAGCCTGTCGAGCGCTTCGTCATAATCCGGATCGCCGCTGGTGGGTGTCAGCCATCCGCGCTCTGTGCTGGTGTTATTGCTCAACGGGATTACCCCCATCAAACGGCAACAGTTCACAATGTGCCTGGACGAAGCCAGCACCGTAAGCGGTATACGGGTCGACGAACGTCACACGATAATCACGGTTCTGATACGTCACGATATCGGCATCACGGCCAGTATGCCCCTGCGTGAGTCGCTCAGTCGTCACGATAAGAATCGCCCCGCTGATAACCTGCCCGGCCTGCATGCGGCGGTTTTCAAGAGAGCGGTCAACGGTAACAACCCCTGCAAACTGCGTTTTAACTTCGCTGTCGCTGCCGATCCCGTCCTCGTCCACCGTTTGTGCGCGACGCGTTACCCACAGGTTGAAGTCGCAAAAATCGGGGTCAAAAAGCACATCTGTTACATCAAGAGTCGGCATCTTTATCCCTCACAACGTGGGTAATGGCTCTGCGGTACTGCCCGGTGTCGATTAGTGGTTTTACCAGATCGGTTCCGGGCGGCTCGCCAGCAGCGCGGCGGGCAAGCTCCGCTTTAGCCCCTTTACGCCCGCGACGCGCGCGTGCTTCAACGGTGCTATCAGCAAGCGGCGTAAAGCCGGTAATGGTCATATAACGCCTGACACCATTAGCGGCCAGCATGCCAGCCTGGTTGAGGGCTCTTTCCGCGCCATCTGTATTACCATCAAGCGCAGCCTGCGCCGCTGCTTTGAGCTGCGGCACAGTCTGTTCCTCTACCGATTTAACGCCGGGGATCAGGTGCGGGCGTGGGGGGATGTTTTGCGCCGGTGAGCCGTATTCATTGACATAACCGATCCCGGCATTACCAAACGGAACATCTTCACGATCGCTGTCTTCCGAAGGAATGCCGACCAGTACATCCTTTTTGGTTAAAGACTTGAGTGCTTCGAGAATGGACTGAGCATTATCAACCCGCGTGGTTACGCCGCTTTTCATAGCTGGCGGCCGCCAGCGCCGAACATCGTGATCAGCTGATAGAATTCAGCGCCATATCGGGTGTTATTCCAGAAGCCCGCGTCAGGATTCAGCGTCATGCTGGTGTCATAGCTGACGCTTACCTTGTCAACGGATTTGGAGGACTGCACACCATTGGTTGAACCACCCGGACCGCCAACCAGCATCGCCCGGCTATCTGCCGCCCAGAGCGTCATGTAGTGAGCCACGAACAACTCGGCAAAGTACGGAAACAACTCTTTTCCGGTGACGTTTTCGCTCAGCAGCACATCGGCCAGATTCAGACGAAACTGGATTTGCGCTTCGGGATATTTGGCAGGGTCAGCAAACTGCGGGAAGTCGCGGCGAAAATCACTTACTGTTGGCAGGCTTTGATTCTTTGGCATCTTTCGCCCCATTACCGCCAGTCTGGGCGGCAGCAATCTGCGCTTGCAGGCTGTCGTTCTGCTCTTGCAGCTTGAGCAGCGCTTCTCGCAGATCGGCAATCAACTGATCTTTATCGATAATCTGCTTATCTTTGTCGGCAATCTGAGCTTGCAGGCTGTCGATAATGGGTTGCAGATCATCGGTGTCGCTAATCACGCTTTCGGAAAGCTCGGAGTGCGCCTGGGTGAACCAGTGCGACGCGACCTCTTCCGGTACGTTATGCCGTCCCCGGCCAAACTCCCTTTTTGACTGATCGCCGAGCGTCAGCGTAAACGGGGTGTGAACATGGATGGTAACCAGCTTTTCTTTCGCCATTTTCAGTTCCCTTCTGGCCCCTTTCGGGGCCGTTCTGGTTATCAGATACCGTCCACGTAGGACAGGGTTTCTTTGTACACTGGCTCAACCGCACCGAGCTTGCCGTAGTAGGTCGCAATCTGATACAGACCGCGATACTGGACAGGAACGCTCTGCAACGGCACCAGCGGATAGCGCACGTATTTCTTGTCGTTGGTGTAGGCGATCATACGGTCTTTACCGCCAACCCCACGCCCTTTCAGCCATTTGACCGCTTTGATTTCAAGCGGAACGCCGTTCTGGTGGAAAGCGATAGTGTTCACAGCCAGATAGGTCAGCAGTGACTGGTTACCCGCTTCGGAAACCTTACGGCTCGCCAGCAGTGAATACTGCTCTGGCGGAATGCGCAGATCAGAAGGCACGATGGAATAACCGGATGCTGCCCAGGCATTAGACAGAATGCTGTTCACGCTATCGAGGATCTCGTCGTTGGTTGAGTTCGCCCAGGTCTTCGGCGCGTTGTTCAGCGTCACACCGACGAGGTTTGCCAGACCTTTCAGGCCGAGTGCGTCATCACCGATGTAAACCTGCTCGTCGTTGTCCATCTGCCATTTGAGCTGCATCCCGTCGTACTTCTGGGTATCAATCGGGCGGCCTACCTGCTGAGCAGCTGCCAGCTCTACAACGGTCCAGCCCAGTTCCATACCCCAGAGGTTCAGTGGATTGCCGTCTTTGCTGATATCCACGTTCACGCCAGCAATAGCGGTGGAGTCTTTGCCTACCCAGTTTTTACCGTTCGGATTTGCGCCAGTACCCGCAGCGCCAAAACTGGTGTTAGTCCAGCTGGAAATGTCATCTGCGATAGAAACGTCTTCACGCAGCTGAATATCGCGGGTCCAGGTGTAACCCACCAGCGGCAGGTTCAACGTCTGGTCGAGTCGCTCCAGCTCCCCGATGAGAAAGGCACCAGAGCCATCAACGGTTGCCTGATCAAAAGTAATCATTCGTCTGTTCCTTAAATCTTCCAGGAGATTTCTACATTGCCGTTAGCGTCACCGGCCCCTGTGAATTCGGCGTTGGTCAGCGCCACGTTTTTGCCACTGACAGACGTGGACATGAAACCGCCCAGCGGCACGTCAATGGTTGAGTCGAGCGAAACAACCACATAGACAGGTGCGCCTTTTTTGATGGTGCTGGCATCGAAGCCAGATCCGAGGTTAACGGTCATGTAGCCACGCTTCATGGCGTCGCCCGGGAAATTCTTATCCGTCCCCACCTGGCGAATCATGTCTGGCTGCGATGTGGTCGGATACGGACGAACGTAGATCCCCTTCACCTTGTCGGCGGTGTCACCGTCCGCCAGCGGCACGAAAAAGCCGTCAGCGTCGTATTTGCCAGCCAGACCATAGGCAGCGAAGGCGTTAGCGGATTTAAGGATCACCGGTTCGACGGTTAAGTCCTGCGGGCGAGAGATAGCCCCGGCAATGCCAACAGGCATCCGGTACAGATATGCAGTCATTGGATTATCCTTTGCGGTTAGACCAGAAGTCGGCGTTTTGTTTGTTCAGGGAAGCGATGCTGGTCATGCCCATATTTGGACGGTGTGCATCGCCCGTGGTGCTGCGGGTGTTTCGCCCTTTTGCAATCTCAGACACGGCGTTAAACGCCATATCTACCGATTGCTTGGGCAATTTGCGGATATCCGCATCACCGACAACCTGGCGAACCAGTGTTTTGTCAGCGGCAGCCAGCACATCACGTTTGAACGCGGTCGGTTTCACCTTACGGCTCAGATCGATACCCGGGACGATAACCTCGGCACGCCAGGCAGAGTCACCGGTAATCGTGGTTTCCACTTCGTCGCCCTCGCCGTCGCAGGTCGGATCTTTTTTGTCTTTTTCATCAGGCTTATTGTCGTTATCGCAAGTCGCATTTCCTTCCAGCTTAGCCAGCAGGGCTTTGAGCAAGGTTTTGATATCGTCCTCGCCGTCGCCGGTTGGCTCTCCGCCCATTTCCGGCTTTTTGTCCGGCAATGGTTGCTGCGGTGAAAGGTTAATGTTGAGGTTAACGCCGCTCGGCAGATCCCCTTCGTCACCCGTTACCGCCGCTGGCGCAGAGTCCAGCAGTTCGTTCATGGTGTCAGCGTCACCCGTTTTGATGGCCGTGCGCATGCGGGTCCACCAGCTTTTCTTTTGATTTGCCATTGTGTCTCTGTCTCCAATTGCACAACGATTTCCGGCTCTGCCTTTAGGGACAAGAGCCACATGGTTTCCGGTAATATCGACCTGCTCGGCTTTACCTGGCTCGGTCTGCTCGTACTCCGCGTCATAGCCGCACGACACTTCACGCAGGCCATCTTCGATAAGCTGAATGGCGTTTTCGTCTTTGACGATAAGGTCAGCCAGCATCAAATCAGACTGCTCACCCGTCCCGCGCCGGACATTCTGGAGGTGCCCGACAGCAAGCTCTTTCCAGTTCTCGGGATTTACCAGCCGCACATTCCCGTTTTCATCTTCAGGATGCAGGATCGTGATGCTCATCCCTTCGAATGAGGCGAGCGTGGCCGGATGGAATACCTGCTCAGGAGAGCGCGTTACGACTATCTCGCCGAGCTTGTCGGGTTTGAGGTTTGGCAGATCGGCAGCGCCGTAGAGCTGTTTACCCGTTCGACCTATCGGCACGTCTTTACACAACAGAGAGCCGTCAGCCAGCTGATAGCGGGTTTCCCCCAGCCGGGTATTGAAAAAATATTTCATGGTTTACCTGCGATTCAGGCGAGATAAGAATGAGGGTTGGGGAAGACGATCTCTTTGTAACAGCGGCAGTTCGGGAGCTCGCCAGCATGACCGGTCATGCCGTCAAGCGTTGGAGGTCGGCCCCATTCGACAAACTTGCCCTCCATCTCACGATGAGAGTGCCGGACGTCGCCATCTTCGGCTGTACGCCAGATATAACCATTCGAACCAATTGACAGCGCACGCGCCTGATCGAGCGCGCCGGTTGCACGTCCAAGCTCGGTACGGGCGATAAGGTTCGCTCGTGAGCGTGACACGTCACCGGACGCTGCTATCTCTTTCGCGAATGGCTCAGCGCGGCCACCAGTCACAACGGCCTCGATGGCTTTGTTCTGAATGTCATACACCCGATCGGCGGCCTCAAGAGGTAGCGATTTGATGTACTTAATCTGCTCGGCAACGATGGATTTCATCACCTGGCCTACCGGGGCGCGGTCAACCATGTTGCGCAGCTCTGCGCTGATGTTCCGGCTGTGCTGACGCCACTGCTTTTCATTCTGGCGCGCAATGTCTGCGGTGAAGTTCTCAGCAACCTTCGTCGCCCAAGGGGTGATGATTTCGCTGTAGCGCTCCAGCGCATCCATTATCTCGGTGACGCTATCATTTGAACCATCGTAGCGCCCATTTACGATATCCCCGACCGCCCGCGCTATCTGCCGTAGGCTCGTTCGATATCGGATCTCCGCCTGGCGACTCTGGCGGTTTGTTGCCAAGTTCGCCGATGCCTGGCGGCGCTTCGTCTTCGGCATTCTCGATATCCTCGTCGGTAATGGATGCCCCGATGCCAGTGACGTCAGAGTTTTCGCGCAGGTCGGTCATCGCCGCCTTACGCGTCATTAATCCGTCGCTCAGCGCGGTGCTGATCGCGTTTGTGGTGTTTACGGCCACCGTTGAGCGGTCAACGTCAGACATTTGCCATAGCGGGTTAAACTCAAACGTGAAATCGTCCGGCAGCGGCTTACCGAGTTCCGAGCGGTGCATAATGTCCAGTATCCGGCGCATCGGCAGCCGTAAGCGGCGCTCCTGCAATGAGCTCACCCGGTCGTAATAGTTGGCGAGGTCTGCGTCACCAGTAGAGAAGCCTTTCGGGGACTGCCCGAACAGGCGCACCAGCGGGATACCAACGGCACCGCTGATCTGCTCAGCGAACTGCGAAAGAATGTCATCCAGACCGCTGAAGCTGTACTGATGGGTTTCGAACTTATCTCGCGAGTCCATGAGCGTCATGCCTTCATTACTCTGGAACTGGCGGATCAGGTCGAAGTTCTTCAGCAGCGCTTCGAACGCGGGGCCACCAAGCGCGATAAGCTCGCGCAGCTTCTCCACACTGTAGGTACGCAGATGCGCTTTGTAGACCAGTTGCGCCGCGCCGACAGTGGCGCTGTCGAACGCAGTAAGCCGATCCCAGATACGCTCTACAACCGACATTCCCCATTCGTTTTCGGTCATCTTCTGCTGGAATGGCAGCGTGACGCCATCAAAGCGGATCAGGCGGCTGTGATGGATGCGCCAGGCCGGAATGCCCGTTGCGGTGGTCACCACGTCGTAAAACTCAGGCTTGCCGAGGTCCGGCCCCATCTCTTTAATGCGGCGTGTCAGCACCGGGTTAATCATCCAGCGGTCGAGCGGGAGAATGCCCTTAAACTTGCCCTCGCCAATGGTTTCGAGCCGCAGCGGGGTCATTGGTGCCTGCCCCTCAATCATGATGAAGCCAACCGCGCCGCCGTAGAGACGCGACCATTTCAGCACGTCGTTCAGCGCATCCCAGATCTGCAACTCATCCAGCTGCGCTTCGAGGGTGCCACGGTCTTTGGCGTCAATCTCCGAGGTGATGCGAATGCCTTTGCGGGTCATATCGTCCGGGATAGCGTCGACCGCTTCGCCGATAACCCACGAACCGCGATAGGACCATTCCACCAGCATGCGGTTGCGGCTGGTGAAGTTCGCCCGGTAGGTCGATGCTGAGTGCTGGTTAGGCGTCTGCATCCCCACGCGGGCGACAAAGTTCTCGTAGCCATCAGCGGTGGCCTGCGCCGTTCGCTGAGAGGCTTGCTTGTTTCGTGCCATCAGGCCTGTCTCCCTAGCAGCTCCCAGATGTTCAGGGCTGAATTCATTGGCGCGTAGCTGATCATCACCGAGTCGGCGAGGTTCGGCGACTTGGTGCCGTCAGGCTGTTTATCAACAACGATTTTCCCCACACCGTTAATGGAGTAGGTCGGCTGCGACAGCTCGATGATGAGTTTGTCTTTGTTCGCCATAGTGCCGCTGATTGAGATGATTTCGTCCGGGTTGTAAGCCATCTTTTCAACCACAGCGCGATAGGTGTTCTGGAAAAGTTTGCGCAGACGCCACCAGCTCTGAGCCTTGGCGTTAGCGAAGAAGTCCTTGTTAAGGCGGGCGGCCTGTCCGTTGTCGCCGCGCACCGCTTCGTCGTCCGGATCAAACACCGCGCCGCTACCGCGAAACGGTGTGGCGAGTATTGACGGTCGGCGCGCAGCGTTACGCAGTTCGTTGATAGCGCGCGCATCTCCGCGAACGCCAGCACCCAGACCGTCCTCGTCGAAGCGAAACTCTTCGAGGTTGTCCTGTTCACAAAAGCCGAAGACCTTCTCAACAGACTGGTAAATGTCGCTGCCCACGCCGGACCATTCCCGCACGTTCTCCAGGAGGAAGCCGTGACGGGTCGAAAAGGCGTTTTTGTCCCGGCCTTCGTCGGCGACGTCCATCGCGCCCAGCCGTTTGCCCGTTGGCTGAATGCCCAGCTTGATATGCGCGTCGACGGCAGCCTGTACCCAGTCGGACGGGATCAGGACACCTTCCGCTGATGCGCTGTAGTTCAGGTCAAGTTCCTGCGCCACCACCACCGGATTGTCGATTTTCTCGCATTCCCTGCGATACCACTCTTCATCCTTGCGCGGGTCGTTTCGCCAGTGGAATGTGAATACCGGTATCTTCCCGCCGTGACGCTTCTGCGCGAACGGGTTCGCCATGCCGTTAACCGAGCTCAGGTCGATACGGCAGCGGGTGGTTTGCGACAGCGCCGCGTCAATCAGCAGAGGACGCTGGAGGAATGCAGCCTCATCCACCAGGTAGAGGGTGGTACGGTCACCACGACCGATATTGTCGCCAGCCTCGCCTTTGATGACCGCGCCAGTATCGGGAAACTCAACGCGCATGTACGGCGCGTGCTTCTTCTCGTCCCACGAACCGCGAAACTCGACGGGCAGCGTTTCCACGAACTTGCGCGCCTTCCAGAACAGCGCCTTCGGGTCTCCGGTGCTGTCGACGTATTCCTCTTTACGGGAGCCGAAGCCGATGACCATTTCTTTGTTGAAGAGGCAGAGCGAACAGGCCAGCCCGATCGCCGTCCAGCTGAGCCCCATTTCGCGGCTCTTTTCGGTGATGCCGTTCTCCAGCCGTTCGCGCCGCTCAATGATCCAGTGAATCCACTCTTCCTGTTTCGGAAACAGCAGAAAAGGGATGGTGACCGGCAGGCCATAATCGATGTTACGCGGGTCAGTAGTCATCCCCCAGTCGATGATGAACTGTGCCGGGTTGGTGCGGTAAAACTGCTTTAGCGCTGGCAGCATTTCAGGGTTCTGGCGAATGCGCTGTAAGCGCTCCATCCGCCATTCAAAAACCATCTGGTAATCAGGGTTTCTGAAATCGAATTCAAACGGGAGAGGCATGATCACCCCATCATCTTGCGGTAAATCTCTGCGGCCTGATCTGCGGTGAGGCTGGTCGTCTCGGTCTTGATCGGGCCGCCATCCTTGCCAGTGCTTTCAACCTTCAGCTTATTGGTGTAAGCGTCTCCAACCTCTTTCGCGGCCTGTTCAATCAGCTGCGCCGTCAGGGAGAAGTTTTTCATCCCCTCGGTTTTGGTTGCCATGCGGTCAAGCACGCGGAGCCGATAGGATTTGTTCGCTATCGGAATGTCACTGGTTTCGGTCAGGAATCGTTCGCGTGTCGCGTGGAACATCTCGATCCACTTCTTGGCTAAACCTTTGCTACTAGCCTTGGTTGGGTCGTGTGCTTCGGCTTGCTGGCGAGAAATAGTTAACCCAAACTCTTTCTTGACGGATTCGACAACTTGAGAAGGAGTATCAAAGCACGCAAGCGATTGAATGATGAAGGCTTTTACTTCCGGTTTTAAAGCAGCCATATTTCACCATCCGTCCATACCAGTCTAGAATTCACGCCAGCTTTAACATGCACGTCCCGCACGCTCTGGCAATATCGAGATGAGCAACCTCCGCTGGCTGATTCGCCGCATCAATCATTTCCTGCACGTCCCGGCTCGCACCGTAACGGCGAACCACGCCCACAAACTCTTCCACGTCATGGCCGCGCAGCTTCAGCTTTGGCTGCCCTTCCTGCGTGAACTTCGGCGCGCCAAATTCATCTGTCGCGTGGCAGATGTGATAAAGCTCGTGCTCTATCAGCGCGCAGAACTCCAGATCGGAACATTGCGAACAGTAATCGGCGGCGAGCGTGATGATGAACTGCGGCACCCTGCCGAACCATTCATACATCTGCTGCTCCATCCGCGCTTTCTGCCAGCCTCCAGCCCGCATTGCCACTTCTTCCGCCTGCCCCAGCACGGAACGCCCTTTCTTCTCGAAAGCGTTCGACGCCCAGAGAAAGCACAGATCCGCTTCAAGCAAATGCCGGTGATCAGGGTTGTAGAGGTCACCCTCATCGCTCAGGATGTGCTGATTCAGCCACTCGCCAACGTCATTAGCGGGCATAATGCTGATGTACGGCTTCGGGTCAGGTGGCATCGTAAAATGCGCTGGTGGGTGTGGTCTGTTCATGAATAATTCCAGTGCTCCATTATCGAAGCCCCTCAATGAAGGGCTTCTGTAATGCCGCGATCAGCCAATAAGTAATTCCGGCTGCGTTACCTGCATGATGTGCTCATGTTCGAGCTCCAGGACGCGCTTCTCTTTCTTCCGCTCGTTCATCAAACGGCTTCCGATCGTGCCTTTCAGCTTTGAGCGCGTTTCTTTGATGGCGTAGCGATGCTGCAATTCTTCACCCATCGCCATGCGCCGGTTTAGCTGCTCGGCCATCCAGTTGAAGGCATTGATGTAACACTCCTTCACTGCGGCAGCTGTTTTGCCAGTGAATCCCATCACTAGCATCATGCATCCGTCGCGGGTGATGTTATACATAGGTTGAACATCACCATTTTTATCAATGAAATCAATGGGCGCAAAATTGCGCTGGGTGAAGTCTTCGGAGCATTTCAGGTTACGTATGGCGCGCAAAACGTCTTTGTGTCGCTTACCAAAGTAGTCCGCTACCTTGAGTGATGTGGTGATTATCTTGTTATCGAAAGTCGTGACCATTTCACGAAAATCGAAAGCCGGAATAACTGACGGATTATTCATAGCGTGTACCTTTCTTTGAGATGAACCTTTGCCGCATAGGAAATCAGCCCGTCGAGGCTCGCCAGCACTAACTGACTTCCTCAAAGGCTCATTTCAAAGGGTATGGTTCGACGTGGTTTGAATGCGCTGCGGTGCGCGGTTTACTGCGGGCATAAAAAAGCCCGACCGAAGTCAGGCTCTGTTATTTGGGTAACGAATCATTTAAGACACTGCTCTTTGATGTAGTCCTGCATGCCGCGAATCATTTTGTCAGCGGTTGCGATTCCGTCCCGGTGATCGAAATAATTCCGTCGAGCGTCTGGAGTAAGTTCGGGGGATCCTGCATCATCCACGCCGGAGGCGGAGGTGGCTTTGGACACTCCAGGGCAGGTTGCAGCGATGCGCAGCCGTTTAGCGCCAGAATCGACATCCCGACGCAAATCGTTAATGGTTTTTTTCGCATCGGACAATTCCTTCGTGTATTTGGCATCCAGTGCAGCGACATCACGCTGACGTGTCTGCATGTCTTTGATGGTAGCGTGAGCCAGGCTGAGTTTCTCAGTGGCTTTATCGCGCTGGTCTTTATAGGTGATGGCGTTGTCGCGGTAGTGGTTAACGAAGAACGCCAGCACGCCGATTACCGACACCACAATCAGTTGCAGCCAGTAACGCTTAACCAGCGCGCCAATCATGATAGGAACAGAGTCCGCTCTGCCTCCCGCCGACGAGTCAGCCCGTTAAGGACCTTACCACCCGCTTTATTCCAGCGCAGGAACTCATCGGCAGCGCCAGCGTAATCTCCGGCGTTGAGTTTTCGCAGAAGAGTCGATGTCGACAGTGACCGGGCTCCGAGGTTGTACGTGAACGACACCAGGGCGTCGAATTGCCCCTGAGTCAGGCCGACTTTAACCAGGCGGGAAACGTCGCTTTCGTAGCTGACCAGTCCTGTCTTCAGCAGACGCTCTGCCGTTTCCTGCTTGATAGTCATCCCGGCGCGGATTGGTTTTCCATCCACAGGTTGAGTCCAGCCATAGCCGATCGTCCATACGCCCACGCTGTCCTGGTAAGCGGTGAGTCTACAGCCTTCGAATTCTTTGATTAGGGCAATGCCCTTTTCGCTGGTTTGCATGGACTACTCCGTTATAACGACCTTCGCCAGGTTCCCACGCGCCAGCCACACCGCCATGCAGATGACGGAGTTAAGCAGCAGATCGCCTAGATTAACCTGAACGTAGTGGCCGAGAAGAATGTTGAAGGCGTTGAATCCGGCGGCAAGGATGACCAGATAGGCCAGTACCGCGACACTCAGGCGATGACGCTTTCCCTCCTTACGGAAAAACATCAGCCTGACCATTATTAACAGGCAAACTATGGCGTTTGCATCCATCAGAAGAAGCTGCCATGTCATTTATCTTCCTCCCCCAGCCCCGGCATCTTCCCGCTTTTGGATTTGCGGAGAATGCGCAGCAGGACTGCCACGGAAATGGAAGCAGTGACAATTGCACCGACAGCTGGCGATACTTCAATGCTGGCCGGTGGCTTCATCAGGCTTAACGGCGTGTTGATGATTCCGGCCATGATTTTCGCCATGGGCACGGAGAAGAACACTCCACTGATAAACGATATCAGCGCAAAGATAGCCTGCTTCCAGAGTTGATGGGGATCTGATGTCAGAACGTATAGCGCCGTTCCGGCGAGTGATCCGAGCATCACTGCTGGAGTCGCCTCCGGAAACAGCGTGGCAAAGGTTACACCGACTGATGACGATGTAAGACCAACGCCTACGATAGTGAAGGTCTCAGACATATTTATTCCGTGTGTAGTTGATTCAGGCCCTCGGGACGATTTAACAAGTAGGCGTGTCGATGATGGTTCCCGGAGCCTGAAATAAAAAAGCCCACGGCGCGGTGGGCAATAGAGGGTAGTGCGTTGAGCTTTTGCTCTTATGGTCCTGGTAGGTATTTGGCGGGACAGGAAGGATTCGAACCTTCGACCAATCGGTTAACAGCCGATCTCACAACCTCTGTGCTTCTGACCCTGAATGCAAAAAGCCCCTGCATTTCTGCAAGGGCTTAAATGTGGTTCACACCGCTCCGCGCAAGGCATCTCCGCTGGTGGGTAAGCTCTTTCGCCTTTGACGTCCGAGCATATCTGAATTATGCAGTTTCAAAACTCGTTTTCAAGTCTTTTTCGCAAGTTTTTGCATTTTCGAAGCCAAATTCATCTTTTAACGTGAAGAAGACAGCAGAATTAAACAACTCAATACACCAGCGCACGCGGTCAATACATTGCTTTTCGGTCAGAAACGGCGCGTAGTAATATTGCATCCACCGTGCCATGTCATTAATGGTTTTCCTCCAGGTGTAATAGTCCTTCCCTATCTCATACACGGGATTCCCCGGCTTGAAGGACTTCATGATGATAGCCTCCATGAATGCAGCTTCCTCTTGATCCCCGGCGTTGCCGATCAGGTCAGAAAGTAATTTCTTCGGCCAGATGATGGCTTTAGCCTGCTCAAACAACGCATCTCCGGTATAGCCAATTTTACGCAGACCAGACAGTACGGTAGCGATCCGCTCCTGCTGTTCGCCAGTCCAGCCGGTCAATATCATTGACCACATACCACCGCCACCAGAAAGGTGCTCTGTTCCGCTGCCCCCGTACATGCCGCCCCAGTGGTTCAGCAACGAACGAACCCAACGACTTTGCGATGGTGTCAGTCGACGGTATTTCCCCAGGTAAGATCTGCGCGGTGCTGCTGCCAGCGTCACCCAGGCGTTTTGCGGGTTGGTACGCTCAACAGACGCTTTCTGGTAATTGTTAATGTCGTTGCGTGTCATTCTGCATTCTCCTGGATAATGATCTGGCCTGTCTCTCCCCATCGTTTCGTTACCCTGCCGTCCCATATCCGACAGTCATCATCGAATATCGCATCCAGTAACGCTTTCTCCAGATTGTCCTTATCCGGCTTGGTCTGGTGTGGCTGTCCGTCATGCTGCTGACGCTTCTTCTTGCTCCAGCTTTTCGGCATGGGCAAAACGAATGTTATGTGGTAACCGGATTCCGGGAGGGTTATACCGAGACGGCGAACCTGAGCTTTAAAGAACCAGTAAGCGGAGGTTTCCGGCCTGCTGCGCCAGCGATCGCTCCGAGTCATGCGGGGCTTGCCGATCGGCGTGATATCGTAAATTTTCATGCTGGCACCACCAGCCCAAGGCGGGCGATCTGGATAACGGTCAGAACGATAGCGCGGTCCATCAGCTGGCGGCGTTCGTCGCGCGATAGCTTGCTCCCGTTGTCGATGCTGTCGTGGCAGCAAACGCAGATCGCCGCCGTGGCGCAATCATCGGCTTTCAGGCCCATGCCTTTACCTTCATTGCGATGCGCTACCTGCGTCCCCCACGAGCCGCATAACACGCACTGTTCGATCTGCCCGACAGCAGCGAGCCATTTTTTGCTTCGGTAGGTTCTCTGATTGGGGTTATTTCGCATTGCTTTCCCCCCAGCGCTTTGCCCACTCGATTTCATTGCGGGATTGTTCGCTGAATGTGACGCCCTGCTGGGTGCCGAACCAGTAAATTGCCTCTATGACTTCTACCATCTGGGGGATGGTCATTTTGCTGGTGCGTTGGCCGAACATCACGACGCCGCCATCAAGCCCGGGGGCCATTCGCTGTTCCTGCTTTTTGGTCTTCGCCACCAGCGCGGTGATGAGGTCTTTCCAGTCGTCGGAATCGTATTTATTGCCGAACCAGAGAACCTGGTCGGAAAGGTCTTTCAGTAGCGGCCACATCTTGCGGTTTTGAATGGCGGTGCGCGTCGATTCTTTCACGTCCAGAATCAGCGGGCGCTTGCTGTCGACCGGCAACTGACGAATGTAGTTGATAGCGTTCTGCTTAACGCTTTCATTAACGAGGTGGAATTGTTGGCTCACGCGTCACCCCCGAAGAGGTTAAGCGACAGATACGACAAATCGCTGACGTCGGATAACGTCAGGCGATTGTGTTTAAGCTGGTGGTGCTGCGCCATGGTGTTCTCCGTGGCGCGAATGTCCGGGTGTCAGTTGTTCAGGCTGACAGGGATATTATGGCTGGGCATTGTGGCAAAAGCAATTTAACGCCGACAAAAAAAGCCTCCGAAGAGGCTTGTATGTTATTGATTACATTGTGACATGTCACACCGATAGTTTAGTTTCATGCCAGCCACGCGTAAGCCAGCATTGCGAATCACCGTCGCACGGACACGACTTAACCGGCAGGCTGTCACCACACTTCCCGCACCGGTTAGCACTGATGGCTTTAATGCGACCGCGCACCCGGGCATCATCCTGGCGGATCAGAAGCGCAATGTATTCGCTCAGTTCGTATGGGTCACGACCCGGGCGCCGCCCAGCGCAGTTCCGCGCCAGCATCTCCAGTTCCTGCGTATCAAGCATGAGCTAAAATTTACGACCACCAGCAGCAGCTTGCCGGGCTCGCTGGGCGGCTTTGCGTTCAGCGGCAGATTTAGCCATGACCGGACTCCTGAATAGCGGCACGACAGGCTTGTTCAACATGTGTGCGTACCATTTCCCGGCAATCTTCCGCATTGTCGGCATAAGTTGCCATAATTCCATTTACTGCTGCGCTGATCACAGAATCAGGCACTGTCTGCGGCGCTGGCTTAAGATGCTGGCGCGGCTCTCCGTCCTTCGGCTCCGGCCACTGGCGCGCCATGTTCACTTTCAGCTTTTCTTCCATCGCAGCTGTGATTTCACCGTCACTGATACCGGCGCGCCGCTGGGCGTCCCATAACAGGAACTGCATGTCAGCCCACTCGCTGAGGTCGTCAGGTTCTGCGGCAGCTTCCAGCGCCTCTTTCGACAGGTGTTTAAGCGGGCCAACGGGACCAACATCGCCGAAAGTCTTATCTGACCATTCAGCGTGTTCACGGCGAACCTGTTCGCGCTTACTTACAGGTTGGCTACCCTGAAGCATGGCGGCGTGGCAGGCATCCTCAACGTTCTTCACTGCATCTGCGCAGTAGTTATAGCGATTGCATTCCACTAACTTCTGCTTGAGATTTTCAATTGCTTGCGCGACATCAGCCTGTATTGGCGGAACGGCTGTCTGCTGCTCTCGAACGTCATTAGTCGCTATCGGTTCTGCTGCCAACTGACTGGCATATTTGTTAATGGTAACGATAAGCTCTTGCTCGGCCTCATCCAGACAATCACCGATACCTCGTCTGTCGCCGTCGAAATGATCGAAGTCTGTGCGAATTCTGGCGACTTTACGGATTGCTGATAACACCTCATCAGGAATCACCGGAGAGTTGCCACCCTGAACAGTAGGCATATCCGGACCTTTGCGAATCGCCCTGGCAAGATCGATTGGGTCATCGTACAACCAGTCACCTGTTTGCGGATGATTGGCTTCTGCCAATTGTGCAGCCCACTCCAGGCCGTCTTTGTGTCCTTGCAGATAGTCCAGCGGTAACTCATCACTATTACTTACAGGTTCGGCCTGAAGCATGGCTGCGCGATAGGCGTTCCAGCCGACAGCTTTTCCGTGTTCAAACGCGCTGTCAAAGTCATCATCCATTTCCATCGCATCAGGCACAGATACCGGCGCTGGCGGGGCGGTGTAAAAATACTCATCCTCAATCCCATCAACGGGCTTTGAGAAGCCGATAAAATCACCATAATGCCAAGGATAGGGGCCGTATGGTTCAGAGGTCACCCGACGCCAGCGGTGAATGGCAGGCTCCGCTTCGAGCGATGCCAGCGCGATACGCGCATTATTAATCAGGAGGCTATCAGCAGGAGATAAAACAACATGAGCGTTACCCTCCGCATCAATTTCAGAATTCGTAATTTTTCTGAACAGCTTTGCCAGTTCTCTGGTAATAGTGCTCATGGGCGAATCTCCGTCCTGCCACCAAGTAAGCGGATTGCCACTCGTTCCCGGAAGGTAAGCGGTCGATGGTGTCCGCGGGCATTAACAATTTCAGGCTTTCCATTAGGCGGATAATTGACCCTGACCGATTGACCATCTAGCGCGTGAGAAGCCTCGAGTAGTGCTGACTTTAAGTGCGCAGGGCACTCTTTCTGCACCCGCTCGCCGTCTGAAATGACACCTGCAATCCCCTGAAGCATGCTGGCTAAATTGCTGAGATAATTTTTCACATTCACTCTCCTTTACCGGTGCCATAGGCAGATAAGCACTCTTCAAATCCAGCCTGATTATCCGTTTGACCTAAACTGAAGCCATGCTGAAGACCATGACGAAATGCGCTATCTTGCAATTTATCTGCGCTATCGAGCTTCGCTTCCAGCTCAGCAATCCGCTTCTCTGCGGCTTCCAGCTCATCCAGCAGCGCCAGCACGGTGGCGGGGTTGGCTGCGGCGATAAATGCAGCATCACGCGCTTCGTTTTCACTGAATACCATGGCTATTTGCTCATGGTTCACGCCGTCAGTGGAGTAAATCTCATCGTCGAACTCAACAGCCCACCGGCCTTTCGTCGCCTTCTCCGCTGCTTCCCGTAATCCACGTTTGTCGATGTTGCTCATTGGGCGGCCTCCTGAATAACAGCACCTTTGGATTCAATGCGCTTATGGCGCTCACGAAACCACTGGTGAAGATCCATCAGCTCTTTGTCGAGTGGCGCGTATTCGCGGTCAAAATAGGCCTGAGCGTCTTTCTCGTCCTCGTTGGGTAGCTCGCCGGGACCAAGCAGGGTGTTAAAAATCCAGGCCATCCCGTTCTTGGCGTCGCCGGTGGTGCGCCAGTCGATAACAGCCGCTTGCATGACAAGCAGGTTCTTACCGAACATCCGATCAAGCTCTTTGAAGCGATTGCGGATGTACTCATTCTCGTCTTTCAGCTCGGTGTTCTGCTTATCTGCGTCAGCCAACACATCAGCGCGAGCACGCTGCACATCCAGCTGCGTCGCCAGTTCGCGCACCAGCGCGGCAGACTCAGCGCAATGCAGCTCTTTCGCCAGCGCATGCCCGGCAGCTACGAGTTCTTTGGTTTTGTTGGTCATACCGCACTCTCCTGATGAATGATTTCCAGATCCAGCTTTTGAGCCAGAGCGTGTTCCGCTTTTGCGCCTGCGGAGTTCTGCCAGCCGGACAGCAGGAAAATGCCGTCAGCGCAGCGGAGCATAGCGAGACAAATATCCATGTACTCTGGCTGGCTCAGGCCATCGGGAAGCGTCGCGGGGTTTAACACCACATGGCCTTCCGAAGCCAGGCGCAAAGCCTCAAAATGGAACGCAGGGCGGTTATATTTCGGGATGCCGGTCATTGGCCCAGCAATGTAAATTTTCATCAAAATTCCCTCTTTTTGTTGGGTCTGGCATCATTCGCGCGGCGTTTCTGCTCAGCAGCAGCCTGGTCACAGTCGTAGATCGCACCGTTGCGCTGGTCGCAATACACAACGCCGGTCGGACCGTGGCGGTTCAGTCGCAACAGCAATTCGGTAGCCGCCTGATCTGCGTTTTCGTCGTATGCGCCTTCGCGGTAGATGCCGATCCAGTAATCGCAATCCTGCTCAATCTGCCCGGTGTCGCGGGAATCACTCGGCATCGGGCGTTTGTTGGTGCGCTTCTCCAGATCGCGGTTCAGCTGGGTAAGCAGCACCACGATGCAGTTCAGTTCCTTCGCCAGGTTCTTCAGCCCCTTAGTTATAATCCCGTAGGCCAGGTCGTTACGGTCTGCCTTGTCGGCTGTCATCAAGGTCAGGTAGTCCACCAGCACCATGCCGACAGCGCCGCGTTCGCGTTTAATGCGTCGTGACTCTGCGACAATGTGCGCCAGCGTGATCCCGGGAGTGTCGTCGACGTACAGATTCCCGGTCTGGGCAAGACGTCCACCAGCGGCAAAAGCCATTGCCACCTGCGCGTCGTCGTACCGATCGCCATAAAACACGTCGGTATTCACGCGGCTTACCTGCCCGATCATGCGCTCCACAATCTGCTTATCCGGCATTTCGAGGCTGAACATCAGCGCGGGGAGCAGCTCAACCTCGGCACAGTTGACGGCCAGCTGGCTATACAGCGTGGTTTTACCCATCTTTGGACGTGCGCCGATCACCATCAGAGCGCCTTTAACCAGCCCTTTCGGTTGCAGCAGGTCATCCAGCGAGCCGATCCCCGTCGACAGTCCACGCGTTGCGTCTGAGTCGCTCCAGCGAGCTTCCACCTCGTCCACCCAGTCGCCCATCACTTCCGAAAATTCGCGGAGCCCCCGACGATTACCGGTTTTCGCGTAGTCAGCGATATCGGTGAACAGGGTCTGAATAGCGTCAAACTTCTGGCTGGTGGTCATCCCGTTGCGGGAGAACAGCAATTCAGTGGCGCTGGTCAGCTTGTCAATGCCGTAACGCTCCATGGCTTTCTCGCGCACCAGCATGGCGTAGTGAACGATGTTCGCCGCGCTGGGAGTGTTTTTGGATATCTCGGCCATGTAAGCGAAGCCACCAGCCTGCTCGCCAAGCCCTTTCGACTCCAGCGACTCAATCAGGGTGATCAGGTCGATAGGCTTCTGGTTGGCTACCAGCTCCCGCATCTCGGCGAAAATCACCTGGTGGGGGCGGATGTAGAACGATTCTGGTTTGAGCATAGACATAGCGGTCTGGCAGCGATCGCTACCGCTATCCAGCATCATGCCGCCCAGCACACTTTGTTCGGCTTCGATGTTCTGAGGGATCATGTTCATGTCGGTCATAGCGCCTTCTCCCTGGTTTTCAGCAGGGTGTCAGAGCGCAACAGATAATCGAAACTGGCGCGCCAGCCTCTGTCGTTCTCACCGAAGTAAAATTTTGGTGCTCGTTCAGCGAAAGCCGCGAAGTAATTCTCCACCGCCTCGACGGTTGGCTCTTTCAGTTCGGTCAGCAGGCGTTTGATAGCACGGCGACGTTTGTCGTTTAGTGCCTCTGCCTGAGGAAGGCGGTCTCCCAGGGTGGTGTTGTATGCAGACAGCACTGCCTGGTAGTCGATCGGGGTTTTCTTTGAGACAGATTTTTCTTCCTGCCCGACACACTCCCCCTCTGGGGGTTGGGGGGTATTAGTATTTAATGTATTTATATGTCTTTGGTGTTCCCCTGAATTGAGGGATTCTTCTTCCCCTGATTTAGGGGATTTTCCCTCATTTTGAGGTATACCCTGATTTGAGGGATTATCCCCTGAATTGAGGGATTCTTCTTCCTCGTTATTTATCCCTTGTTTTGAGGGATTTCCTGTATCGCAGCTTTCACCGGCTGGTAGTAACCATTCGGCGGTGTTTTTATTCGGTCCAATGCTCCTTCCCACCTGGGTTAGCAGGTTCATTCCGACGAGCTGGACGCGCGCTTCACTCACGCGCTTTTCTGGCAGCTTTGCTATCTGAGCAATCTGAGAATTGGCAATCCTGTCCATGGGCTTATTCCACCCATAAGTCAGGCGCAGAACAGCAAGCAGGACTTTGAATTGTCGCTTCGTCAGGTCAGCGCCTGCGTATTCTTCCAGAAGCATGTTTGCCAGGCGCGTAAAACCATCATCAAGATCTGCCACCCGACGCTCCACGACCGTAAGAGCCGGTCTGATTGGTATGACTGTTGCGAGATTACCCACGGCTTTCCTCCTTACGCTTCAACTCCTCCAGGATGGCGCGCATCTTCTCGGCCACTACCGGATTAATCGAACGCACGAAGCGGTCGCGGGTATTGTTTTTATGTACAGCGGTCTGGTAATAGCGGTTGTTTTTTGCCATTATTCCTCCTGCAATTGGTCGAACATTTGCACCTGAGAGCCGCTTGTGTTCGTGCACAGCGGCTTTCGCCTTTTCAGAACAGGCCCGGCTGGGCGTTCCGTTTAACTTTTCGCTTCTCAAAGCGGTCAGCAGGTAACTGCTGCTTCTCCGCCCACAGCTTTGCGTGCCGTAAAACATCATCAAAAATCTTCCCCTTTCTGCTTGCCTGGCTCATGCGCTTGTACATGTCGATAGCCTGGAACGCCCCCCCTGAGCCACTCCCAGAGAGAAACCGAGCTTCAGCAGTTCTTCACGGACATGCTTTTCGATGAATTCGATATGGTTCATGGCTTAATCCCACCCCAGCGGCCCCGGCCTTGCTCGTTCGGCTTTCAGCCCGATATCAGCGAGCGTTTCGACTGATGCCAGGTATTCACGCGATACCAGCACTGCTTCCGGGGGCGCAGCCTGAATCCCAAGGAAGGCCAGTTCTTTCGCCATAGTGCTGAAATGCCCTTCGGCTTTACGCCTGCTGGCTGTCGACTCGCTGATGCCCATATGCTCGGCGTAAGACTTCTGGCCCACTGATGCAAGCCGGTTGAGCAAGACGCTTTCGATCTCAACCGGATTGATTACTGGCGGGTCTAACTTTCGTGCGATTGCGTTCTCCATTGGTAACAATCTCCTGGTGTTAATTGGAGGCCGGGAATTAGACGGCTTTCGGTTTGCTCACTTCGAGTATCTGGTCAGCGGTAAATTGCCCATCAGATGCCTGTGCGATTTTTTCTGCGTATTTGGTTTCACCGGTGTAATCGGTACGCGGAAGGCTGCCACTTCCAATCCACTTGTAGATCGCTCGTGGTGTTAGTTCGCAGGCTCGCGCAACGACAGGTACGCGGATTTTTTTGATGATTTGACCGAGGCTGGTAGGTTGCATTTTCAATCCTCTAAATTGAACTGTAGGTACATATTATGTCGGAACTGATAGTTCACGCAAGTGGTATTATGATTGAACCTATGGTTCAAGAAGAAAAAGCGCGTATTGATTTCTCCAAACGGCTAGCGCTGGCCTGTGATAAAGCTGGTATGCCTGCTCATGGTCGTCAGGCTGAAATCGCTAAGCGAATGAAGCTCACGCCAAAAGCGGTAAGCAAGTGGTTCAATGGGGAAGCCATTCCTAGACGTGGGAAGCTGCAAGAATTAGCGGCTATAATTGGCACATCTTCGTCACATCTGTTAGGTGATAGTGCCATTGATGGAATATCGGAGGGGCATTTGATAATGAGGGACGACTCTTATCGTGTGGATGTGTTTGATATTCAAGCCAGCGCCGGGCAAGGAGTTCTCGTGCGAGATGAATTTATCGAAACCATAAAATCCATTGAATACTCCACTGAAGAGGCGCGAGCTGTCTTCGGTGGTCGGCCCGCAGACCACATAAAAATGATCGCTGTGAACGGAGATTCAATGTCAGGGACATTTGAACCGCGTGACCAGATCTTCGTCGATGTCAGTATTGATTGTTTTGATGGTGATGGAATCTACATCTTTGTATTAGATAATGATCTCTATATTAAACGCCTCCAGAAGCAGCATAAAAAGCTGGCCGTCATCTCTGATAACAAAAAGTATGAGACATGGTACATCGAAGACGGGGACTACACTTCGCTTCGAATCTGCGCGAAGGTTCTTGTTAGCCAGTCAAGAGCGTATCGTTTCCATAGTTGATGAAGTTCGACTGCCAAGCCCAGCACAACAAATCCCTCACAACGTCTCTCACGTAAAATAATTAACCTTAAAGTTCATATAGATAACTAAATATGAACTTTCCATTCTTAAAAATTGTACTTTTGGTACTTTACATATTTGAACCTTTAGTACATTATCACCTCATCCAAACAACGCATTCAAACGCGAATGCCCGGGTAAAAGTTCTGGCAGCCGGGAAGACGGCAAGGGGATGAGATGAAAACTAACCACGCAGTACCAAACAACGGTCGTGCAGTCGTCATGCGCAACAGTCGCACCGGCGCAGCATGGCGGGTTTCCTACGACTACCGCGACGGCACCTACTGGCACGAACCGCAGGGAAACCTGCGCAACATTCGCCGCCCTTATGCCTCACGCACCATCGAACCAAATCTTGTGCCTGCGGGGACTCACTGATGGGAGCCCTGTACGCATTAGTGCTGACCATCACCATGACGAACGGTGATTACCAGGATGCTGTCGTCGGTATTTTCGACAATCAGCAGCAATGTGAAGCGGCAGCGAGTGAGCAAATGGGCATCACTAACTGCTATCCAGTCGAAGGCATCATTCACGCTGACGAAACGCCAGCGGGTTATGACGCGAAATTTTGAGGGGTAAGGGATGTGCAACTGTATGAATGAAGTTGGTGCTCAAATCGAAGCACGGCTTAAAGAGAAGGTTCCGGAGGGCGCTGAAGTGAGTGAAAGCATCCTTGATCGCGGTTGGGAAAATCAGGTTCTTTCTCTTTCTGATGGCGGCTCACACGTCACGCTGAAATACAAACTGGCGTACCGGGCCAAAAAGAAAAACGGCGAAATGGCTAAAAACCTGAACCGCCTGGAAACCAATGTGAAAATGAGTTTCTGCCCGTTCTGCGGCGAATCTCAGGGCTAACACCACCAGCAAAACCGAATTTAGCAAATGGTCGGCTTATACAGCGACGGGATTCTTACAACCTTTTTTCAGAGGAATGGATATGCAGGCTACGACCAAACAGCAGCAGGCGATGAACCTTATCGCGTTGCTGTGCCTGATGTACCACTTATCGCCAGCTGATCTTGAGGCCATCGCCCACCAGCTCGCGCACTTCGATGCAGTTTGTGATTACAGAACACAGGGGACTAACAATGTTGCGTGTCATTGATACCGAAACAACTGGGCTGGAAGGCGGCCCGGAAACTGTGGTGGAAATCGCCAGCGTCGATATTGTCGATGGCGTGATCTGCAACCCAATGAGCGACCTCGTTAAGCCAGGCGTGGCGATCGGTTTTGAGGCCATGGCTATTCACCATATCACCGAAGATATGGTGGAAGGCGCGCCTCTGCTCAGTGAAGTAATTGGCCGCTATATGGGCGCTGACGCATATGTCGCCCACAACGCAAAGTTCGATAAAGCCAAACTTCCTGCAATGAACGCCCCGTGGATCTGTACCGCTAAGCTGGCGCGTTCGCTCCTGCCTGATCACAAGAGCCACAGCAACCAGTACCTGCGTTACAGCCTCGGGCTGAAACCGGAAGTACCTGAAGGGCTTTACGCTCACCGCGCGCTGTATGACTGCTACGTCACCGCCGAATTGCTGCTCTATATGGGCCGCCTGGCGAAATGGACGATGGGCGAAATGCGCGCCATTTCCAATAACCCTTCCCTGCTGCATGCGCTCCGCTTCGGTAAGCATAAAGGCGTCTCGTTCGCAGAGCTGGCAAAAACAGAACCGGGTTACCTGCGCTGGCTCGTTGCCAACAGCGACGACGAAGACGTGCTGTTTACGGCTGAACACTGGCTGAACGGGGGTAAATGATGGGTACTCCAGTGCTGATCCTCGGTGACTCTGGCGCGGGCAAGTCCTACAGCCTGCGCAACTTCAATCCGGACGATGTGATGCTGCTCCAGTGCATCCCCAAAATGCTGCCGTTCAAGTCTGCGGGCTGGAAACTTCACGGCAAGCTGCTGCCAGACGGAAGCAAACAGCGCGGTAACGTTCTGCGCTCGGATAACTGGGAAACTGTGCTGGACACCATCTATCGCATGGTGCAATCGAAAACGCGCCGCGTCCTGATCATCGACGATTTCCAGGTGGTCATGCAGCACGAAAACATGAACCGCGCGTACCAGACCGGCTATGCCAAGTTCACCGAAATGGCAGATCACATCTGGCGAATCATCATGGCGGCCACCGAGCTGCCGGACGACTTCCGCGTTTATTTCCTGGCTCACACCGAAGAGACCGAGGGAAAGATCCGCATGAAGACCACCGGGAAGATGCTCAACGAAAAGCTGACGCCAGAGGGCTATTTCTCCATCGTGCTGCGCGCCATCAAGAAGGACGGCAAACACGTCTTTCTCATCAAAGGCGATGACAACGACACCGCCAAAGCACCGCCTGACCTGTTCCCTGATCAGACGGAAATGGACAACGACCTCCACGCCGTAGACGTGGCTATCACCGAATTTATGACCGAATTGTAACTTTGAGGATTTAACGATGAACCAACCAATGACTTTTATGTGGAACAACGAAACGGCTGAGATGGCGAAGAAAGCTGGCGCAACAGGCGGGATCAGCGAAACCGGCGCTTACGAGGGCGAAATCGTTTCTGCGGTGTACACCTTCGGGAAAGACGGAAGCCAGTCCCAGGCGCTCGAACTGAGCCTGGATTCCAACGGGCTTAAGGCGAATTTCCTGCGCATTAACTTCCTCGGTAAAGACGGCCAGCAGACGTTCGGCATGGGGCTGGTATCAGCGCTGATGTGGGTCGCCCAGGTCAAACAGGCGCAACCGCAGCAGGTACAGGGTCAAAACGGCATCGAATGGCACTGCCCGGCACTGGTTGGCAAAAAGGTGGGCCTGTTCCTCCAGAAGGTGCTGTACACCAAAAACGACGGCGGCGACGGTTACAAGTTCGAAGTGCGCCACGTTTTCCAGCCGGGAACGCGTAAGACCTACGCCGAACATGCTGAGAACGCTCCAGCGGAAGCGATAGCCGCGCTTGAACTGTCGATGAAGGATAAAGACGAACGTATGCACGGCGGCGCGCAGTTCTCTGGCCCGCGCAATGCCCAGCATAGCGGTAACCCTTATGCAAATCAGACTGGCGGCGCACCACAATCTCGCTTGCAGCAGAACAGCGGTCAGCCACCGGTCGACTTTGACGACGATATTCCGTTTGCTCCGATCGGTCTTCCGTTCCCTTCTCACTCTATCTATGCGTTATGACGCACGCACAGGACGAAATCAGGGTTGGCGCGGTGCGCCTGCCCTGGCTCAAAGAGAAAAACGGATGGTTGCTGCCGTGGGGTGATGTCGTTACCAACCCACTTAAGGCACAACGACTGACTGAAGAACTTAACGATAAGCAGGTGGCGGCATGAGTGATTGTGCTGAGATGTCGACTCAAGAGGCAGAAACAGCGCCGCGTAGCTGGCAGCGCCCGTTCCTTAAATGGGCTGGCGGAAAATATTCGCTGCTGCCGGAACTGGATCGCCTGATCCCCGCAGGGAAACGCCTTATTGAGCCTTTTGTAGGTGGCGGATCGGTGTTCCTTAACTCAGACAAGCACGAACGCTTCCTTCTGGCTGACGTCAACGCTGACCTGATTAACCTGTATCAGATGCTGGCGGTGGTCCCCGACTCGGTGATCTATGAGGCAATGAAAGCATTCAGGCATCTGAATGATGCCGAAAACTACACGGTAATTCGTGAAGCGTTCAACGCGCAGCGGCTGGATGCGGTTGAGCGCGCAGCAGCATTCCTTTACCTCAACCGGCACTGCTTCAACGGCCTGATCCGTTACAACCTGGACGGTTTTTTTAACGTCGGCTTTGGGAAATATAAAGCGCCATATTTCCCGGAAGAAGAGATCAAGGCATTTAAGCGGAAGGCTCACTCATGCGTATTCATGAATGCAGGCTTCAGGCGCACGCTCGCGCTGGCAGGTGCTGGTGACGTCGTTTACTGCGATCCGCCTTATGAACCGCTGCCAGGCACCGCTGGTTTCACTAACTACGCGGCTGGTGGGTTCTCATGGGATAGCCAGGTGGAGCTTGCGGAAAGCTGTGTGGCAGCCCACCAGCGGGGGGCAAAAGTTGTGATCAGCAATTCTACCGCACCGCGAGTAATTGAACTTTACGAACAGCACGGCTTCACTCTGCACCACGTCAGTGCTCGCCGGGCTATATCCAGCAAAGGCAGCACCCGCGAAACAGCGAGTGATGTCGTAGCCACTTTGGGAGTGAAGTGATGATGAGGCTGATTAATCGCAGTAAGCAATCACCTATCGGTCGCCGCGCTTGCGATGCTGCGCTGGCGGCGCACCACGAAAAATATGGCGATTACGGCAGGCAGAAGCACCAGACAAATTACACCGTTGAGGTGGATGGCATGAAGGTCACCGTCGAAGTCGTCAACCGGGCCACCAGCTATGTCGCCACAGCAATGATCGGCGTTCGTAAACTTCGAAACCTGCCAGCACAGGCACACTGATTAACAACGACGGCCCCGGATGGGGCTACTGGAGAACATCGATGGACGAAGAAGTATTTACCAGAGATGAGGCCGCCGCCTTCCTTAAAGTGGATAAAGGCACGATTGCCCAGTGGATAAAGTCCGGTCGCCTGGCTGCCACCCGAAAAAATCCACATAAGAAAAAAAGCCCATACCTGATCTGTAAAACAGACTGTATTGCGGCAGTGAAGAACCCGATCCACAATCAACCCGTGAATGCGGTTGATGTGCAGGAGGATAAAGCATGTCAATCAAACAACGTGCCGGTACGTGGCACTGCGACTTCGTTACGCCTGGTGGAAGTCGAATTAGACGGTCTCTTGGGACAACGGACAAAAGGCAAGCGCAGGAGCTCTATGATCAGCTGAAAGCTGAAGCATGGCGAGTTGATAAGATGGGGGAGTATAAGCCGCGAACGTTTGATGAAGCGTGCGTTCGCTGGCTTAACGAAAAGCAGCACAAGAAAAGCCTGGACGATGACAAAAGCCGGATCGGATTCTGGAGGATGCACTTCAAAGGAATGGACTTGTCAGCAATTACGGAAGACAGGATCTTGTCGGCGGTGAGTTCGATGGTTAATCGCAAACATCGAATGAACTGGGAGGCTAAGCGGGACAGCCTGCTGCGAAGAGGTAAGCCGGTTCCTGAATTTAAGGATAAACCAGCGTCGCTGGCGACGAAGGCAACGCACCTTGCATTCATCCGGGCGCTGTTACGATGCGCGGCCAACGAATGGCGATGGATAGCCAAAGCGCCGAACATCAAATGCCCGGTGCCAAAAAATAAGCGTATTCGCTGGCTAACCAAAGAGGAAGCGGCGAACCTGATCCGGGAGCTTCCCGAGCATATGAAGCCAGTTGTTATTTTTGCACTGGCGACGGGGCTGCGCAGGTCGAACATCACAGATCTGGAGTGGTCGCAAATTGATATGCAGAGGAAGGTCGCGTGGATTCACCCCGAGGACGCGAAAGCAGGAAGGGCGATTGGGGTCGCCCTGAACGAATCGGCCTGTAAGGTGCTGCGGGAGCAGCTGGGGAAACATAACCGGTGGGTCTTTGTTCACACTGAATCATCAGTTCGCCCGGATGGAACGAGAACAAAGTCAGTGCGCAAAATGCGGTCTGATGCTAACACGGCATGGCGCGCAGCGTTAAGGCGGGCGGGAATAGAAAATTTCCGCTTCCATGACCTGCGGCACACCTGGGCGAGCTGGCTTGTTCAGTCCGGCGTACCACTCAGTGCGCTACAGGAAATGGGCGGTTGGGAAAGTATCGAGATGGTACAGCGTTATGCACATCTGGCACCGAATCACCTGACGCAGCATGCCATGCAAATCGACTCATTCCTGGCGGGGAATGGCACAAATATGGCACAAGGAGCTTTTGCTGAGCTGGTGAATATCGCGTGA